CTATATAATAATGTTGTTCCATAGCCTATCAACTTTGCTCGAACTACACCTGTGGCATCATAAGGAGTATAATTGCTTTCCAATACTTTATTAAAGCTAATACCCATATTTTTAAGGACTGTTTTTACATCATAATATCCGGTAAAATTATTCTGTGCAGAATCTTGGGTTTCAATTTTTGAAGCAAAGTATAAAATCCCTGTTTTGGTAGATTTATTATAATAGCAATAATTATAGCCATAACCTTCAAGAGTACCATTTATACTTGCAATATTTTTGCAAAAAAAGTTTTTAACGTCAATATTGCTGTTTAATTGTGTAATCTCGTCACGAATATTGCTAATCATGTCATTGTTATTCTTAATGCCTGCGTCCATTACATTTAGGTTTGCCGCACTAAGCGGAGTACTTTTACTTGGCGATTGTTGCCAGTTTACACGGCTGTACGAAAGAAAACCGGTTAGGCTCATATTTACCTCCTTAAAAATAAGAGTGCGGACTTAAACCCACACTCTTTGATAATTTATACTGTTGCTGTTGTGTCTGAATTTGTAATCTGTTGTTCATTCTTTAGCAACTTATTAACTTCTGCTTTGAAATTCTCATAATCAGCATCACATTGTGTCTGATTTGCAAGGTATAATTCCTTGTTAGTGATTGTCTGACTAATTGTCAATGAACCAGTTTCTGGTACAGCCGCATACATTGTCATGGCTGATTGGCCGTTAATCACAGATGTTCCGCTTAAATTTGTTGTCTTTGTTATACTTAACATATTGTTTTCCTTTCTTTCTAACTACTCCATGTACCTGAACTCCAGTCCCATGAAGCTACTACTGTGTCATCTACATATATTCTTAATACACTTCCATCCCAATCAAATGCAACAGGGTTGTGTGTATACATTGCTGGATAGCATCGTCTTCCCAATGATGAATGATATATAGATATATTGTTACAATCTGTGTCAAATCTTACCGTAGCTTCTGAATCTACATATAGAACCCCCTTTCTGATATCTACGCCAAAATCTGTAATAGCATTTATTACCACATTATCATTTCCAATAATGCTAACACCGTGTGCATCAATGTTGTTATGTGTTTTAACATTTGGATTGTACATTTCTATACGATATGGTGATTCCTTCAAATAAGCATCTCCATAAGATAATTTAATCGCACTATATGTTGATGTATCAGTCTCTATATTAATAGAACCTCCTGTTATTTTCGCATTGCTCGATATCAGGTTATCACATCTTATAGTTCCATCTGCTGAAATAATGGTATTAGTTGTCGTTAATGTGAACAGATTACCATTGATATTAACAGACTTATTACCACTAATATTAATTGTGCCTTTAGCTTTAAGTGTAATGTCATCTGCTATAGCTTCAATTGCAGATTTAAGCTCGCCGCTCACTGGGTCTTTCTTAATGTATGCTTCAAGGCTTGCTGATGTAGCATAGCTTTCAAGGCTCTTCTTTGTAGCGTAATTATTAGAGACTTCCAACTTAATACTATTGCTTTCCTTGGTTATTGCTTGTGTAATAGCATTGTTCATAGCTTCTGTAGTGCTATAGTCTGTAAGAGTATTCTTTGTTACATAAGTTGTGGAAATTTCACTCTTGATACTATTGCTCTCTGCACTAACTGCCTGTGTAATAGCATTATTAACTTGTACAGTAGTGCTATAATTATCTCTTATATCAATCTGTGTCTTACTTAATTCAGAGCTGATTATATTAAGGTTCACCTTTAACGCGGCATTTTGATTAAGAAGATAAGCGATTTCGGTTGAAGATATTTCTTTCCAACCGTGCGTTCCGTCTATTTTTTTAATCCAACGCCACGCTCTGTTCTGCGCTTCCCAATACGCTATAATGCCTACATAATTATCATATTCTGCTTCGGTGTATTGCCATGTGCTATCACTAGGGTATCTATCATCGCTTGGATATATAGGTACACTCCACTCATTAGCTGGATAATTATCCTTAGTCGGCTCGTATGTCACCTGATATACCTTGAAATCATCGTTGAGTTGCTTGTAAACATCTCCTATTTGCACGCCGAAGCTGTCAAGCGTACTTGTAACTGTATTAAATTTGCTTTCGATGGATTCTCCATTACGAATATCAGTCCACCATAGCTTTTGGTCAATGAAATCTTTGGATTGCTTAATGGCCGAACCCCATAATGTAGAATTGCCGCCAACGGTTGTCTGAATACTCTTGAATACGCTATCAAGGGTTTGCTGTTCACTATCAACATATATCTTCGTTGAATTAAGCGTGTGTGAACCATCATTGTTGATAACATTAAACAGCGATTCTATATTCAACTTGCTTGCGGCAATATTAGCATTATCCTTAACCATATCATCACGGATAACTTGTCGTTGAATGCCTTTATCAGTTAAGCCGATAGCGTCAAACATAAGATTGCCAGCTTTATCCCATATATACATGTTGTAATCTGAATTAGCGTCTTTGCCTATCTGCACACGCACTCTTTCGCTGTCAGATATTTGAATTGTATTGTCTTCCCATTGTGACCTGCCATCTTCGCTGTGAACAAGTACATTAGTAGTATTAATGTCAAGTGCTGTGATTTTGCTTGCGTCAAGACTATCAATCATTGCTGACTTAATCTGCGCTTCTCCAAGAACAGCAATAACAGAATTAGAGAAATCCGTTGTTATTGTTGTTCCTGTTGCTGAACCGAATATTAACGTTTTGATATCAGCTACACTTGCGTCAAGTATGCCAACTTTCTCATAATCTACTTTAAGATTTGCAATGTCCGCATTAACAGCCTTAAGACTTTCCACATTAGCATTAATGATATCTGCATATGTTGCGTCCAGTTTATTTGCTTTAAGATTGTCGATATCAGCATTAACAGCCTTTAAGGTTTCAATGCTTGCGTATCTGATATCAGCTTCATCAACAGATAGTTTATTAATAAGTGCTTTATTTACAAGTATCAAGTCGGCATAGTACCGCTCCATCTGCTTAGTAATGGGTCCAGAAGCAACGCTTGTATTCTCCGTGTCAGATTGACCTATAGATGTAACGGTATCCATTAAGCCGCCGTCACATTCGTGCGTAATCTGCATTATAGGCACTTTGTAATCAACGCCACCCTTGTTGACAGTTATAATGTCACCAACTTCTAGTCGGTAGTCACCGACAAACTTAACTGTAAGCGGTCTAAATGTAAAACCACCTATCTTTTTATAGACTTCATCAAGAATTGCCTGCGTCATAAATGGGTTAACAAAGCTAAGTCCTGTTGCACCGCTACCACTGGTAATCGTGCTAGTTTCCTTATCGCCGGATTTTGTGTTATTACAAGTCAGTTTTTGTATTATGAAATCCTTAGATGTCGTAAAGGTAACGCCTTGTTGATAATACTTATGTCCGTCAAGTACATAGCCACTGTCTTTATACCATCTTAATTCAAGGTTGCCATCAGCATTAATTACCGCATTACAGCCTTGCAACATAGCCATATAGCCGATAATTTCACGCATTGTATAACCTTGTGGCTTGTCGCTAACAGTGTGCGCTGTAACTATATCTGTTGCTAATGATATACCTAACTTGCCACATATCTCATTAAGAATAGCTTTATCTGTGCTAGGAAATGCCATATCCGAGAAGTAAGGCATATCAGCCTTGTACATTCTGTCGTATGCTTCGTAGCTTGTGTATTCTCCGTCACTTGTCTGTTTAGTAACTGTAAATATTCCCAACTTAATATACTTAATTTCTGTGCCAACCTTAACACCCTCAAATATAGTTATCTCCTTATTTTCGAGGCTTATTGTTGGCATATAAATAGAAAAGGTAACACCGCTACTGCAAGTGTTACCTATCGTAATTTCATTATTGGGATTTATCATGTTTTGGAACTTGAAATTGTTAAGCGTTTCAGTATGTTCTTTTCCGTCAACAACATACTTGGAATAGTATCTTGCACTATTCCCCTTAACAATATCCGTCATAGCTGTGTCTAATATCTTCATTCTACACCGCCTTTATTGCTTATAATTAATGTGATATCATAAACTCGATTGAGTATAATTTAGCTGGTGTAATTTCTTCGCATTTATCGAATGCGTCCATAGGAAGCATAGTCATGTCAGGTACTTCAATCTCTTGTTCATTGATTTCCTGCAATTCTTCCTGTAACTTCTTTAAGTTCTCTGATGTAACCTGATACTGATTATCGTTGATAACTGGATTACCACTGTCGTCCTTATCTGCATACTTAACCTTAGTATCTTCTATAGTCTGTAATGTTGCCTTATATAATTCTTCTAACGCCTTGATATTACACATAACAGCCATAGCAATTCTGCCTGTAGTCTTGTCATGTGATATGTTGCTCAAACTCTGAAATCTGTCTATTAACTCACTTGTTTTAAGTTTCATGTGGAACTCTCCTTTATTTCTGAATTAAACTTAATTTTGCTCCGACTATAAGTCCGTCCTCATTCTTTGCTCTTGTGAGATACGGATATGTCACATCTCCTGTGTATATTGTCATTTCCTTTTGTGTACCACCTAAGAATAAGACTTGTGCTGTTGGGAATGGGTTATCTATGTCGCTTACTACATTATCAAGCAATAGTGCCTGTTCACCTGTTAATGGCGGTAATTGAAGCTCTACTTTGTCTTTGATATCCACGATTGTGCCAACCATTTCCCCATAATCGTTTCTTCCTGTGTTCTTAGACCATATCTTATTTCTGCTGTATGTGTAGCCGTTATATGCTACTGGGAATCTAACCCCCTCAATCACAACTGCGTCAATCAATCAAACCACCCCTTTCAAGGCATCAAAAAAGGAATGCACCATTTCTGATACATTCCTTAATATTTCTATTGCATTAATTCAATTAGTGTTATATAATATCTGTGCTGCTTGTTTAAGCGGTATTGTGACTTTTGGCTGTCAGTTGTCGGGCTGACAGCCTTTTTAATTGCTTTAAGTATTTAATATAGCTAAGATTTCGGCTCTACTGATTTTATTTTCCCCACTTCTGGGGAATCGTTGCAACTTTCTGCAACGGTTATATAAAACGCTTTCCACATTTGTGTGGAAAACTTCCCCAGCTTCTTTGGGAAATCGTCGCAACTTTCTGCGATAACTCTCCTAGCTTTACAAGAAATCGTCGCCACAAGTGGCGAAAGCTATAAAATGTTTTGCAATTTCCTGCAAAATTTCCAACTTCTTGGGAAAATCTTACGAAACATTCATGCACACTTGTGTGTATGACATTTTCTGCAAATCAATCGCGCCAACCGCTTGGCACGAAACATCTGTCTCAAATCATCCCCACAAGTGGGTACGCTCCATTTAAACCATATATTACCAAAAAATCAACCCACATCTGTTACACACAAACCTATGTTGCGAATAAGTTCCACCTTGTTGCTTAATCTTCTCTTTCTTATTAACCAATGTAAAAGGTCTTAAGGGATTCAGATTAACAGTATATCTTGTCTTAGTTTTCTGTGGTACAGTTGTCGTAATCTGCGTGTGAGAACAGTCCCAACTGCTACATCTTGGACAATATACTTCGACTAAGCCGTTTTCTGTCGCTCTGTACACTCCTTTAAAGTTAGGATTTAGTGGGTGTTGAATTTGTGGTTGCTGTTTCTTCTTCACTCCTATTGCTTCTAGCATTTCGTTTAGTTCTTTTTTCACTGACATACATATTTCCTCTACTGTAATTCTAATGTTAATTTTATAAGTTTTTTATCATCTCCCAATGGCGTTACTTCTAAATCAACATTACTTTTATCTTCTAGTATATATATCCTTGCAACTGTAATATTTGTACCTGTCTGTAATTCTCTTGCAATATTATTGTATTCGTCAATGTCAAAACTAACTAACGGATAGTCAAGTTCTTTGCCGTTTTGAAAGCATGTAACATCATAATTATATGCAAAAGCCGTATTATCTTCTGAATTGTTTGCAAAGTCAAAATAAACAACAAGAACTTCTCTGTCATTGCTATCTGTAATTACATCATACTTAAGGTATTTAAGTGTTGTATCATTATTCGTTGCTGTGTCTGTATCTTGCTGTGTTGCAATGGTTTGTTTCGTAGCATTGGCATTGTTACTGCTGTTACCACTTCCGTTACTAAAAGCGACTATCAGAAATAGTACAAACGATACTATTGCAAAGTAAGAGCCTAAGTGCCTTTGTGACTTGTCGCCTTTACTTTTAATTAAATCTACAATAGCCAATATAAAGCCTATTGGGATTGTGAATATAAATAGTGCTGTGATTGCCGCCGCTATGCTTAGTTTACTGTCTTTTTTCTTTGCTTTCTTTTCTGTCATATTGTGTTACCCCTTTGCTTTTTATATATAGCAAAAGAATAGCACAATACTTTTATCTTATCAATACGGAAAGGCTGCTTGACCTGTCATATTTGTATAGCTGTTAGCTTTATCTTGTACCATTGTAAATAGCTTATCTGCGTCGCCTTGTAGCGTTACATTGATATTATTGCTACTTTCTGCCATAGCCGCCCTAACAGCATTGTAAACTGCCGGATAAACCGCATTAGCAATACCTTGTGTAATTTCCTGTTGGTTAGCTACCGCCGTTCTTCCATCCATAGTACCAACCATTTCAGGACCTACTTCATTTGCGACAAACAATTGCCCTTTGCCTGGGAATCCGCCGTTTGCATACCAATCAATACTGACTTTTGGTACTTTAGGCGGTGCAAGACTAAACTCTCCGTCAATCTTAAAGTGCGGTGTATCAATGTGTGGAAATTCAAGTCCTAAATCATTCCACCACTGCTTAAAGCTGTTCCAAGCGTTCTGTATCTTAGCTTTAAAATCTTCGATAGCCACAGAAATGCGTTGAAGTGCTGGTTTGCTATCCCACCAATTCACAACATCATCCCACTTCCCTTGAATACCTTTTTTTATTCCGTCAGCCAAGTTTTCCCATTTTTCCTTAGTAAACCACGGTCTCACATCATTGCTCCACCAAGAAACAATTGCGAGACTATTCCACCAATCAACGATTGAATCCCATTTTTCTTGTATTCCTAATTTCATTCCATCAACAGCGTCAACCCATGTTTCTTTTTCAAACCACGGTGCAACATTATTATTCCACCAGTTAGCAATAGCTGTATTGCTCCACCAGTTTGAAAAGCTATTCCATTTTTCGCTTAAAGATGTTTTTATGTTATCTCCCAGCTCTCCCCATTTCTCCTTAGTAAACCACGGCGCAACACTTGTAGTCCACCAATTTGCTATATCATCTTTATGCCCGAATGTGATAGTTTCTATCACTCCGTCAATAAAGCTAGGTAAATCTTCAAATGGTGCTTTTATAAGATACGCTATTTGGTCAAACATTGACATATCTATTTTCTCGCCTGTTAATTTTTCATTGAGCCAATTGCCTAAATTAAATCCAGCAATAGCGGCTACTATTCCACCTACTATTCCAGCACCTATAGTTAAGCCTATTTCTGTTGCTGTTCCTGCTCCTATAATAGTACCTATATCTGTTGTAAGTAATCCACCTATTCCTGATATTATACTGCCTGTTCCGAATGATTTTAAAGCACCTTTAATACTTGTTCCTATTACTGTAACAAGTTTCTTTTTTAAAACGCTTCCTAAGCCTGTAAATTTCAATGCCGCTATAGCCGTTATTAAGGTCGTTTCAATTGGTGCTGCCGTAAATAAACCACTCCATAATTCGATAGCTGCTTTAATGGCTTGCCATAACACATTGCCAAGGCTTGAAAATATTTCAAGCCAATTAAGTCCAGCTAAATACTCTCCTATATTATGTCCAATTGTATACCAAGGAACATCATCTATAGCCTTTGCAAACCAATTAAAAATTCCTGCCACAAGGTTAGATGTATCTTGCCCTGCCTTAAAGAAATCACCAACCGCAAAATCTTTAAAAATCTGTTTAACAGGCTCAAGTGCCTTATCAATCCTATCAGCCCACGCAATAGCCGAATTTTCCATATTGGCAAATGCTTTATTCCAAGCCGCTTCATAATCAGCCGCCGCCTTAGTAATATCATCTGTTAAGTCAATACTGCTACCACCGCCGCCGCTTGAACCCTTGCTTGAACTTGTATCATCTTGTAATTTATTGATTTCATCAAATCCCATAAGGGATAATGTAGCTTTCTTTGCTGAATCAGCCACATCTTGGTAGCCGTCTGAAATATCTTCTAAGCCGTCTGATGTGTCTTTATAGCCACTTTGTCCGAAGCTCTCAAAGTCAATCTTAACGCCCATTAAAGAAGCGAGGTTGACTAATAATCTTTTGATTGCAATAGTTACTCCGTTTACTATTGGCATAACCTTTGAAAGAATTGGGATAAACAACTGTCCTGCCACCATTCCGACTTCTTTCATATTGTTGCTAAACTGGCGTAACATGTTACTTGGCGAGTTGATTGTATTGGCTAAATCCCCCCACGATACTTTTGATTGGTCTAGTATAGCCAACACTCTTAACTGCTGTTTTTCCATCTGTGTCATTTCTGATACAGACTTGGAAATGCCTAAATTGTAAGCATATGTCGCTAGTGTAGCATTAGTAATATCAATACCATACTTGTATAATGCCCTTGATTGACCGATTAAGCCGCTTTGTAAGTTCTGTGCTACTGTTGAATAGTCCACATTAAAAAGCGAGCTTATATCGCCTGCAAGCATTGTCATTGACTTTGTAATAGCCGTTGTCGCCTCACCAGTCTGCCCTAACGAATTAGTAACAGAAGCTAACTGTGAAGCGTACTGTGTTATCTCTTGTATGTTAAGTCCTAAGTTTTTTGCACCACTTTCTTCAAGCAAGCCGCCTTGAACATTAACTTTTAAGCCAGATAGCTTGCCAAGCGTATCATTTACTCTGTTCTGAAAGCTTTCTGCGTATGCCGTAGCGTTATCATATCCGTACTTCTCGTAATCCTTATCCCATTCTGAACCAATCTTGCCAAATGCTACCGCTTGATAGTTGAACGCTTCGATGTAATCTGTCGTTGACTTGATTGCTTCTATAAGTTTCTTACTGCCACGAATTACCATAAAATAAGTGGCATAAAACTTACCTATTGCACTTGCTAAGCTCCAACTGCTTTTAGTTGCTGTTCTAGCACTTGTAGAAACGCCGTATAGCGACTTTTGAAGTGAGTTTGAAGAAGTACCCACCTTGCTACCTTGACTAGCAAGATTAGCCAATGCGTTAGTCATTTGAATAACATTCTGACTTACTGTTGGTGCTCTTGATAGCGTTGTCATTAAGCCATTCAGCGCATTACCCAGTTTAGGGATATTCACTGTGGCATTTTCAATACTCTTACTGCCTAGCTTGCCAAGTGACTTTGCAAATTCTGTGACCTGTGTTGCGTTCTGTGGTATGGCTGATATGCTTGCAACCGCTTTCGTAACAGCTTCAAGTGATGTAGCTGTGTTAGTTAGTGCAACCGAATCAACAGAACCTATCTTTGTGATGTTTTTGGCAAGCCTTGTAAAATCTGCTGTTCCTGCGTTCATATTCCGCATAGCAGAACCTAACTGACTAACACCACTCGCAAGGCTACTTAGTGATGAACCATTCACAGTCGCAAGTGATGTAGATAGCCTTGTAAGCTGATTTATCAGTTTATCAACAGAATTAATAGCTTTAGTGGCAGTACCGGTAATTTTGACTTCTAAACTGTCTAATTCCACGCTTATACCTCCGGCTTATCATTTTTAGGGTGTGCTAAATCCCAGTTTGCTTTGCGTATTTTCATATTCAAAACAAACTCTTCTCTCTTTCTTTGTATTTCATCTTCGGTATTTTCTTTTTTGCTAATATCGCTGTAAATAGGCTTGTTTGGGTATTCAAGCTCGCCCTTGCCCCAAGCACCACTCCTAACACCTATCTTGATTGCCGGAAGTATGTAACTGCCTACTGCAAGCCATATATCCGAATCTATTCGTTGCCTTTCAAGTTTCTTGCCCTCTACAACTGCCCATAGTTTTTTAGGTGTCATCTTTAAGAAATCCGAATAACTAACACCTAGTGAACTGGCTAAAACAAAGTATTCTTCCCATATTATTTTGTGGAAGTCTGCTTTTTCTTGTGGTCTTGTGGAACTACTGTCGGCTTCTTCTGTTCCTGTGTCGCTTCTTCCACATTGTTCGCCATTTCCTCTAACATCGCTGTTATTCCCGACAGCTCGAAAAAACCATCATCTTCCATCGCTTTCTTTATTTCTTCAAACAATGTTCTATATCCGTAACTCTTGTCTGTTTTTCTCTTTTCTGTAATATATGCTCTAGTAAGTTCCTTTGCTTCATCCATTGTGACTGGGTTATTGTCAATGCAGCCTGCATAAATGGCTAAAATGCAAATTTCTGGCACATCTGCTGTCATATTTGCTAATCCATCAAAGGAAGCCTGTGCAACACTCTTATCTGTTTGTGCAAGTAAGTAAGAACCATTAACGACAGAAAACATTTTCTGCACTATCTCTTTGCACTCTGCCGCACCAAAAGAGAACTCAACTTTGTATTCTTTTCCATTTACATTAATATTCATCATAATTTTTACCCTTTCCCACCCTATCACCATATAGGGAAAGGTGCGGATTTTACACCGCACCTACCTTTTAAAATAATTATTCTGTTACATCATCAAGATATGATGTGTAGTCGGCTGTTTTGGCGTTTTCTACGCTATCCGACACAGCCTTTTTAGATTTAGTCGAATAGCTCATCATTCCCCCGATGTTGGGACAACTGCTGTATCTGTTCCTATCATATCCTCAATAATAAGGTTGATAGCCATTGTAAGAAGTCCGTTCTGCTCTTTACTTGTAATTGGTAGCTTTGATGGTGGCTGTGCCACAAAGAACTCTGCATCTGTAATACCTGGTGTGATTTCCTGGAACCACATTCTCTTGCCACCAGTCAATTCATTGTAAGCTGTGATAACATCTTTCCATTCCTTAATTGTTGCGTCCGTCTTGTTAACTGTAACTGCAACTGTATCTGTAACTGTATCTCTGCCTGCAATGTTTCTTGTCTGCTTATCCTCAAGTGCCGAAGCATCTATCGCTTCCGGTGTTACTGTAATCTCGTCAATAGAGTTAATTCTTGTAAGCAACTTAAATGATGTTGGCTTTGTGCCTGCTGTTGTTTCAACTCCATAAGAGAAAGTAACGCCCAGTGTACTTAATCCTGCTACTGCATCTGCCATTGTTTACCTCCTAAAAATTTGAAAAAAAATAAGAGCATTCCTGCTCTTTGTTACATTAATCTGTCATTTGCCGCTATCATTCGTCTGAATCTAGCGGTACTCTTATGTACTTTGTTGCTGATTGAGAACTCTGGCATTGCATTGCCTTGAAATCTCATTGTCTTAAATACATCTGTAATCGTTGCCATAACTTTGCGGCAATCAGCTTTACTTGTATTAGTAGTAACATCTACTTGAAATGTCGCTAACAATGCGTTGATTGTCTGTCCATCAAGCGTTTGCCCTTGCTCTACCGCTGGCAACAGATGTATGTATACTGTTGGGAATACTGCCTGACCGCTGTTTTCCCCCTCGTTTGTTATAACTATCTTGGGGTACGCTTTCTTTAATTGTGTTAGGGTTTTAGCCTTGACAAGTGCTGTAACTGTGTTTTCAAGGTCTATCGCCCAATCGTTTGCATTTGCCATTAACTAAACACTCTCCTTGCTACCTCAACATATTTCTGTATAATTTCCATATCAGCCTTATAAACAGGCATTTGTGCTTCTACGCCGTGTGTAAGAACTAAGTTTCCGTCATCGTCATAGTAGCCCCACACTTTTTGTACGCCGTGATGTTCGCCGTATGAACCTATAACCATACCATTAACAACACCTTTGTCGTGTGGACTACTTCCAGCCGCTCCATTATAGAATACGCCAGCTCCAAACTCTATAAACATAAGTTCTTTGCCCTCTACAATTAATTTTGCTTCAATATATTCTCTTGCGGATTTTATTTCAACATAACTGTGATGGCTTGTATCTGAACCGCTGCGAACACCTTTCTCATCATATGTATAACTTGCTTTTGTCATATTTTCATCAATGACAGGTATTCCAACTTCTGCAAGTTCTTTGACAAGCTGTGAAGTTTTTTTGATAAGCCAGTTCTTATACTGTTGTAGCTGTCTGATAGCTTCATTTACGGACTTTTCAGACAAGGATATATTAATTGTATGTCTTGCCATAAACACGCTCCTTAACCGCTTGCGAAATAGTTTGTCTTATGCTTTCATTTATTGGCTCTTGCGTAGATGGAACTGTCTTTCCTTTAAAAATAAAACCAACTAACTGTTCATTGCCTGTTTTTATAAATAAAGAACCATTTTGGGGAAATCCGCCTGTCTGATACTCCATGTAAACCACCTACTTTACAACTGCTTTAAGCATATACTTAGTTGAGCACAATGCCGGTTTCGTACCTACAATCGTGAAGTCCGCTGATGTTTCATCAATAAGACTATCATCTGTGTATGTAGGCTTGCTATCAAGCCAGATAAGGTCGCCTTTTTGAATAGGTAATGTATTCCTATCTGTCAGTAAAATAGCGTCAAAATCAGCGGTATCAAAGCCATATTCTTTGCTCTGTGCTTCTCCACCGCTGAATGATATGTTGGCTTCAAAATCAACCGGCTCTGAAAAACCTGTTTTTTCTTCAAGGACTTTGGGTATCTTATTTCCCTCATCATCAAGATAGGGAATAAAGTTGCCCTCTGTGTCGGTATATCCCTCATAAAGAATATTGCCCTCATCGTCTCTTTCGTAAATAGTTACCGTCTGCCCTTGAAGTGAATACTTCATAGCCTGCTTATTGATGTCAAGCATATCACTTCACATCCTTACCAAATCGCTTCCACAATTCAGACAGCTTTTCCCATCCATACATCGAAACGAACGCTACAACAAAACCTGCCATAATTGCCGCAAGAATCATATACCACAGTATTGTCATCTGAATATACTGCATATAAGCAACAAATGCCGCTACAGTAATACCAATTGATAAGACAAATACCACAATATCTGTAGGTACCTTATTGAATACTCCAATGCCCTTTATTACCTGTGTAATTACAGATACCATAAAGGCTAATACCCCGACAATTGCTAATATGATTGTCATATTTGCAATCAATGTCTGCATAATATCCATTCTGCTATACCTCCTTATCTTCATTAAGTCGTGCTTCCAATCCGTCTATTCGGTGGTGTGCCGACTTTACACTTTCCTCAACCTTAATAATCCTGTTATCGTGAGAATTAAGTTCTTTTCTCATTTCTGTAACTTCATTCTTTATCTCTGTTGTATTGCTTGATATTGTGTCAAGTTTCATATTTATGCGTGTATTTTCCTTTACACGCTCTGTAAGTTCTGCATTGTCAGACTTTTTGTTGTTCTTAAGATTAAATCCCAACGTAAACAGTCCGAAAAAGACGGAAAAAGCAACTGAAATTATGCTTATAATTACTGCTATTGGCATTGATATACCGCCTTTCTAAATTAATAGGCACACCGCCCACCACCCTTACTGTGTGCCGCCTGCTACCATATTGGTAACGCACAATCTTCTATAAAACCTTAGCAAAAGGAAATACCCCGACAAATAAGCTGTCTCTATCTCTCCAAGTTCTGTTGACACCATTCTCATTGTAACTTGCCATAAATGCTTCACCTGCTTGTGAATGGTCGTAGACAGCCAGATTAACAATAACGCTCTCAAACTTCTTCAAGTCCTCGGTTATCATTTCATCTGTGTAGCTGTCGGGGTAATTTCTTCTTGCCTTTACATCTTCTGTAGCTTGCTTAATAAGCTGTTCGATTATCGGATTATCTTCTTTGTTATCGAACACTACCACATCAGATGTTGTTTCATCATCATTTGTGACTGTATCAATGTGAAATTGTTTAAGTCTGATTTTGACCTGTTCCAATGTGGTGTATTCCATAACTATCTCCTATAATCCTAACTTTTCAATTAACAGTTCTTTAAGTTCTGCTCCTGTAAGCTCCATTGCATTCTCAATGCCTTGTTCTAAGGCAAGTGTCTGTAAGTCCGCTGTTGGCATACGCTTAATAGCTGTCTTTGTGTAATCGCTTGTAGGTTGAACAGGAAACTTGTCCTGCTCTTCCTCATATTTAATCTCATCTCCATAAACAGCTTCCTGTCTTGCATTATCCGCTGTTACTTCTTCGCTCTGCTTTGCGGCGTTGATTTTATGTCGTCTTAATAACATATAAACACCTCTTACTTTCCGAACTTAGCAAGAACAACCTTTGAATCATTGCTTAAGACTGCTGTGTAATGTTCATCACCAGAGATAACGGTTGTCTTTGCAAGAATATCTCTGTCAGATTCAATTTCAACGCTTCTCTTCATATAGATTGTAAGTGCGTTCTCTTCCTCTGACACGCCATCTGCACCTGTGTCCTCGTTAGGGTCTTCTGTTGATACGATAACAATAGGGCAAGCGTAGAACTCTGTTGTAACAGCCTTTAACTTGCTGCCTACCTTAATTTCTTTATCCTTTGACTTAAGCGTATGTGCAAGTGCTGTATTAAGGTGAACATTAGTTGCATCTTCGCTTGTTGTATCAGCTACAACATTAATTGTTCCTGTTGAATCATCAAGCTCATACTTAACCAGCTTAACTTTCTTAGACTTAACAACTTGCGCTCCTGCAATAGAGCCGATAGTGCCGTTCATAATCACATTAAGTGGGTACTTATCGTTGCTCTTAAAATCATCGTCATTAAGCAATGTGGCTTCCTGTGCTGGATTAATGAACAGTATCTTTGTAAGTGATGAATCTGATTCATCATCAAATTTGCTATTAGCTGCTACAACTGCTGAATAGCTGATAGGTGCTGCTGTTCCATCGTAATCAATAGGTGCTGTGCAAAGTGCGTCATAGCTGTCATTATCAACCTTTGCAGCGATTGACATAGCAATCTGATTGATAGCTGTACCAAGTGGGTCGCCATAACCAGATAATACTGATTCATCTGTAAGCTCTACAGCCTTACCTGCTTTCTTAACCTTTGCTTCTGTTGTAGATGTTGTAAGTACTGTTGTACCCATAGCAACACCTTCTGCTACATCTTCTGCGTCACCAATATAAGCATACTTTGGCACAACAATTGTGCTTCCCGGTCTGCCTACAAGTGTTGTATCAACTCTTGCGATAGGTGAGAACTTAATCTTCTTTGGCAACTTAGCTGATACCATATCAGCCATTACCTGTGGATCTACTAAATTTGCTAACTTAGTCTGTGGCATAGTTTGTTTACCTCCGTTTTCTACTCTGTGAACTTCTTATAAAGTTCTGGATTCTTATTTTTGAACTCCACTCTTTCGTGGTAATTCATCTTGTTGAACTGTTCCTGTGTTATCGTGCTTTCTTCTCCGCCGCCTGCATTAATAGCCGGTCTCGATTTAAGCCACTCTGCCTTAGCTTCTTTAACCTGTCTTTGCACTTCATTGGCAATTACAGTTGCTATAAGGCTATGGTCTGCATCTGCAACCGCCTCAATCAAAGAATCAATATCATTTCCATCGCCTATAACTTTCTGATAAGCGTTGACAGCTTTCATATGATTAAGCTCTTTGCTCATATTCTCGAACTTTTCAGCCTGCAACTTTTCAGCTTCTGCCTTTGCTTCTGCTTCCTGTTCTTCTGCTGTCTGTTTTGAACGAAGCTCTTTCTTGTACTTAGCTGCTTCTGAACTGGCTTTATCTGAAGCGTTCTTATACTTCTCTTTTTCAGCTCTTTCACTAGCAAGCTGTGCCATAAGCTCTTCTACGCTAGGTGTCTGTTCTTCGTTCTGTGGTTCATTATTAGTTGTTGGTTCTGTTGTTGTGTTAGTTACATCTGCCATAATTTCTTTACCTCTGCTTTCTGCGTTTTTTGTTGTTCTCTCAACTTCTTGCGATATTTGTATTGCCCTTTCTCTAGGGCATATAAAAAGCCACAAGGCATTTTCTACCCTGTGGCTCAATATCAATTATTTATCTGTTCTGCTCTTATCTATAACTGGACTATTTTCTGTCTGGTCTGATAAGTCTTGCATTGTGCGGTCTTTGTTAGGTGATTGTTCGCCATCTCCGCCCTCCGCTTGGTTCTGTGTGTCTTTGTTGATTATACTGTCTTGATATGCCTTAACCATCTCTCCGCTTCTCGCTACAACATCGTTAGGGTCGTCAAAGAACGGAATCGCATCAACTGTATCTTTAAGGCTAAATCCGTGGCTTATCAATGTTGCCATAGCATTAACCTTGGTTGACATTTCATAAGTTTTTTGTCGCTTAATGTTAGGCTTTACATCTCTTGCTCTTAATTTAAGTAATGGGTTGCTACTGTTAACATTGTTTGACAGCTTAATAGCCGCAAGAACAACTTTTATTTCTTCCATTTTGCAGCCATCAGTAATTAATTGCTGTTTTGCCGCCGCTGTCTCTGCTTGTGACCAACCTGTTGCATCTGACATTGCAACACCTGTACTGCCACCGCTATTATCATTCCGTTGTGGCACATTACATTTCTGCAAGATTATCTGTCGCCTTGATTGGATATTATTAAGCATCCCTGTGTAATCATAATTAATTGCAAGTGGCTCAACTATTGGAGTTTTGCCATCTGCTGATGTATAAGTCTGCATCCACTCGCCAGATTTTGGTTTCCTTACAGTTTCTTCAATAGTCTGTGTGCCATCCTCATTGTCTGTAACTTTTTTCTCTACAGGAAAGTCAACATCGTTTGTATGCCAAACTGCCTGTGTGTTCTGTTCAACATCATTGGTAAAATCTGAAATAAGTAAATTTAAGTTATCCATTTCAGATATTTGCCGTTCAAAACAGCCCATTCTATCAAATGACCTTGTATATTCAATAATAGGGATTTTATGTAATGGATTTTCTTCTCCGCTTCTCTTTAAAAATCCCCATTTTGTCTTTCCTTTTTCTGGTCCATTAGTAATTTTTATTCCGTCAGTTATTTCATATCGGATATCTTTAGTAAAACAAGTATAATATCTTGTTCCACTATGCTTATCCTTGATATAAGTACCTGCAAGAATAACTCTCTTGTCATTGTAAGCTGTTGACCTTATAACAAATGTTGTTCTTGGGTCTAATATGTCATATGTAAAATAACTTTCCCCATCTTCATACTCTGTGTTAGCATCAATAAAGACATATCCAACGCCACCAATTTCAACATATCTTGCAAGTTCCTGTTGCTTCTGCCTTGCATTCTGCGATTCATAGCAACTATTTAATTCCGCTATAGCTTCTGTAAGGTTAGAATCCTCATTGTCGCCATTTTGAACAAGTGTTATAGGATTCCCCCATTTAAAGCCTAAATTAAACTCTGTGACCTCGTTAGCCACATTATCACAGCACTCACAGTCAATGTCTGGTCTGTAAGTCTTTGGATTCTTCCTAACTATTGGCTGTATTCCTGCATCATAATCAAGAAGAAATTGTATTCTGTTGGAATTAATATCATGTTCCAAAATTGCTTCACGCAAAATTGGTATTATATTGTCAGGTGTTATTTCTTTTGCACCTGTATAAATAGCAATTCTTCCTGTCTGCATTTCTTGCACCTCTAATAAAATGTCATACCACTTGAGCTTCTACTCTGTGGAATTTCTTTAATCTGAAAATTGTCATCATCATTCGGCACATACCAAATCCATTTGCCGCAATGTTTGCAAGCTAGTTTGTGTGTTCTTGGGTCTTTGCTGTCTGCCTTAGTTAAAAACTTATGGCAGTTCGGACACATAATTGACTTGTCTTTATTCATATAAAATTTCATATTTTTACCTCGTTGCATAACAAAAAGCACCGCCGCAATTAAGCAACGGTGCTTTCGATAAGGAATTTGTTTATGAAAAACATCTTTGTAACTTCTTACAAATACAGTATATCATTGGTACAATATGACATTCTATGACATCTTTAAATATGCGTTACCATATTTTTCTTCAAATGCTTTAAGAGCCTTTCCGTGAAGTCTGATAATTTGTCTCCATGAGTATTTCATTTCTGTAGCGATAACTTCAAAAGTTTTCTTTTCGATATATCTTGAAAACAGAATATTATAGTAATCTTCATCTTCTATACTGTCTATTTGCCCTATGATTGTATTTTTCTTATCAATGTATTCATCTATCATTTTATCAAGGTTACGTTCCATTTCGTCAATTTTGGCGTATGTAGTACCTATTTTATCTGGGTCTGATGATGATAACACTCTTTCTTCATTCTTTACTGCCGATATGCTGCAAGAAAGCTCTCTAAGCTGTGCTATCTCTGTTAGCTTGTTATTTATCATACGATTAAGTCTACTGATTTGATTAAGATAGTCCTTAGTTGTCATAATAGATTAACCTCCTATATTGGGCTTGACATAATGACTGTTTTTTTAACCCGATTTCCTTTTGTCATTCTCAATGCAAAGTTTGAAAATACATCTGGTACATCATCAAGCTGTTTCTTTCCAGATACTGAATACTGTTTTAGCAACGACATCATTATTCCATATGGTTCATTAGGTTTGTAAAGCGATGCGTCTTTAAAAATAATGTGCTGCAAAATCCAGTTAGAGCATTGAAAAATCCTTGCCTCTTTGTTTGTTTCTGTAGGTGTATCTGTAATATTACATATCCAGCCTACACTCTCCACGCGCTTATTAACTTCCATTGCAACCCTATCTCCGCCGGCGTTACGCTCAAACTCACACTCTTGTACTTTATTATTTACAAGCACGCTTGCGGCATTTCTGTATTGTTCTTCATAATCTGCTGTGTTGTCACATACGCAATCAACGCAGTAATAATCTTCTCCATATTTCTGCAATACAGGCAGTACAAAATAATCCGTGCCTTTGCCCTTTGTATCGCATTGAGCTGTGATGATTTCCGGCTCTCCGTGTGGTAAATTGAGATATCTTCGGATTTTATCGTCTGGAAATAGTAATCCCTCACGCTCTATTGGGTCTTGCTTGTAAAGACAACGATATGAGATTTCATCCATAAGCAACTGAATGTCGGCAAAGTCTTTTTCAGTATATCCGCCAAATTCATAATTAAAATTGCTTTTTCCTGTTACCGGGTCTACATCCGGAACCGATACAACTTTAACCCTTTTGTTTCCGTCATATGCTTGTATAATTCTACCAATAACGTCTCTAACACTCCATCTGGTAGCAATATGTATTTCTTTACATGGAATACCGTTATTATCCGGTATTTTTCTCTGTCTAGCATCTACAGCATATTTGTCCCATAGTTTGTCAAGATAAGCCGGATTAAGTGCTTCCTCAATTCCACCAATCATATCATCTACTAAAAGGAATTTGTTTGCACGAACTTTACCGGCATTTTTACTTCCTACAGAAGTGCATTGAACGGATTGAAACGGCTTATATTTTCCTACGTTAAACTGTTCAAGCTTTGCATTTGTACTTGTTACTTCAAGTCCAGGGAACACTTCTCCCCATGTATACTCGTCAGTGTTTGTGACAATATCGTATACTCCATCATAATACATTCGTGTAATGTCTCCGCTGTGTGAATAAAAAAGGTTATATCCGTTTGAGTACCAGCCTATAACCGCAGAATGGAAAAACTTTTCGATTGTGGTTTTCCCTGTTCCGGGTGGGAGAGAGATACATAAAATATCATACTTATCATTAATCATACCTTGTAATGCTTCTATTAAGCCTATTTTGATAAACTGTTTTCTTCTCGGCATATAGAATCTTTCTTTAGGTTCACGTTTCTTCTCTATGTACTGAAAATAGCTGTCAACTATTTTACTTTGGGCTTCAAGCAATAACACATCATAGTATTTGTCAAGTAAATCAAAAGAACTTTTACTGTTAAAAACAAACTTTTCTATTTCCCACATCGATAATCCTATATCACGCATACAAACCTTTTCTATAAGCTCTTTTGCCCTAGCCGTACATTTTAACATTGTGTCAATTTTGCCCTCATTCTTGGCAAGCTGACATACGTTGTAGTAGGCTTCTATGATGTTTTCATCTATTCCATTTTGGGATATGTATTTTTCGCAATCATCTATCAGTTGATTTAATTCAGAATTCAAGAAAAGCACCTCCACTTTTCAGCAAAGGTGCTTATAGACCTCTGCCTATAATTGTTTTAGGGTAGCGACTAACTCTGATTGTTAGCCGGTAATTTTTTATTTTAATTCATCTGCTGTAACTATATGCAAAATTCCATAATTGCCTTTATCAAAACTGTCTCTTGTGCTTTCGTGACATCTTGTGCGTAGCACATCTAATCTACTTTTAATATTGCTATTGCAAATAGCCTTAGCAACATCAGAAAATGATTGTGGATTATCCAGCCTTGAATTAGCTTCTGCTATAGAACAATGCTTGTATTGTATTATCGCATCTATTGCCCAGTCTCTTGTGAGGTTTACACCTAAAAACCTATCCGTAACTGTATTCCATATAGCATACAGATTGTCTGCATCATCTTGCAATGCAACTATTAACATAATTTCACTCCTTGTCCAGTTTATCCGCATACCTTGTCATTTCAATTTGTGTTCCGTTTTCGTCCCTTGTACCGACAGTTACATATCTGTTACTTCCACTTATCATATCTCCAATCCGTATTTCCGTTTTATCATCATCAAACTTGTAACATTTGCGCATTTCTTCGATGCAATTATTCATTTCAGTTATTTTCATAACCTCATTCCTTTCTCACGCTATTCGCTAATGCCTTTGTTTCCTCTAAGATTTTCATTGCTAAAGCTCTTGAAAACTCCATATTGTCTTTAGGGTATCTTCCTAAAATTGATTTTGCGTACTCATTAACTGCATCAACTGAAACATTAACATCAATAGTCATATCATGCAATTCAGATGTTTCTATCGGCTTGTCATCCTCATTACCAATATCCTTGGCATTTTCAATCTTTTTAAATATTTTCTTATTAACGCATAATACCTTTTCCGATACCTCAATACATTCTGTTCTCTTTTCATCATTTGTGCATTTATTGTCTTTGTTATATCGGCAAGTAGTTAAGTTGCAATCATTCATTTTTAACGCACCCCATTCTGCCAGTTATATAATGACTTCTTGTATCGCAAACTGTCCTACAATCAATAACATTGCCCTTATCGAGGCAAATCTCAAGATGCTCACATTTATCGCACTTTGTGTCTTTTTCTTTTGGCTTTCTTGGCTTGTATTCCTTAAAATCCTCACACTCACAGTCTAAGTCTGTGTCATTGCCCTTGCTACAAGTATAAATGGGGTATTCTTCTCCTATTTCTTCATCGAAAATATAATCTTCTTCGCTGAATTTGCATTTTGAACAATCACTCATTCTTCATAAACCTTTCAAAATCTTTTCTGCACTTAGGGCATAAGTCAATTTGCTTTGTCTTTGTACAATAGTATTCTTCTAATACGATGTTTTCTATGCCATTTGTACTTATGACAGGCTCTATTCTCCCTTGTTTAATTTCCGTAAATATTCCCTTGAAAGACATAGCCTTTTTTAAATTTACAGTTCTTAGATAAGGGAATATTCGGTCATACCATATTTTAGGCTTTTCTATTTCCGCACCGCACCTGTCGCAAGTGTGCCATTCTTTCACCAGCTTTCTACCGCAGATAGGGCAATAGGCTATTTCCATTACCATTTCAACATTCATATCTTTACTGCTACACACAGCAAAGGGCGGACATTTATTCAAATCGCATGTAATTACAGGTTTATTTGACAACTTATCAATCTTAAATTTGCCATAATGTGTTATGACAGGAAATTTTTCCTCGCAAAACTTACACATATTACACCTCAAATCCTCGTAAAAATATCTAAATCATAGTTATCTCTGATATAGTCAACAACTTCCTGTAATTTGCCCTTTACAAATTCATCATTGGCAATATCTGGGTGTGCATAAAACATGCAACTGTCTTTCTTTCCGTCTGCTTTATATTTACGGTAGTTAAATGTCATTGTAAAAAGTGGTATTTCTGTCAGATTCTTTGTCTTGTGTCTTATCCAACGATTAATAATTCCCTTAATCATTATTCTTCCCCCATAAATTATCCGGTAATTCCTCGCCGCCATAAATCTTGTTAGCGTATTTCTTAAATGTCGGTACGCTACAACCTGCTACTTTTGCTGCCTTTACCTGTGAAGCCTGACCCGATATGTACAGATTAATTGCTTCATAAAACTTATCTTTGTTTAGTGGGTGTACTCCCATAGCCATAATAATCACTCCTTGCTTTCGCACCAACTGCTCTTACAAGCGTGGTTCATAATGTTGATTAAAACCTTTTCAGAAGAAAAATGAACTAAGCTGTAATCGCATTTTGCCGAAAACTTTGTATTGAAATATTCATCAACTAACATCTTGTAGTCTGTATTATCGTCCATATCACTTATAGCTGCGTAATAGGTATCTGTATATCCGTCACGCTCTATGTCGGTTTCTTTTGTTAAATTATCTACTACTCTTGATAAAACTTTATCTGTTAATGGGTAGTGATATTCTCCAGTACATTCTCCGTGTTTATCTAAAAAGTATTTAAAGAATGCTTCTACATTTTCTTTGAGTGTTTTATCATTAGTCCAATCATAAGCTATCTTGCCAGCTCTGCTTATCATTCTCTCTTCGGCAACTTCCCAATCACTTTGAGAGTATTCGCTTATCGGCTTAAACTCTTTCGCTTTTTTATCTTTGGGTAAAAAAGAATTACACTGTTCTCTGTCAAGAGAATTACTTTTAGTATTTAATTCATTAATATTTTGTATATTAGTATTTAATTCATCAGTACTTAATTCATTAGTATTTAATTGTCCGTGGTTTTCTACCTGTTGACATTCAACCCCTAGATTTTCTATATCTTGTTTTTCTACTTTCTGTTTATGCGGTTCTTCGTAAACCTCGTAAGTGTATTTTATTCTTCCACCATTGCTTTTTGTTGGATTTTCCTTGGTAACTGCAACATAATTATTATCTTTTAATTCATTTAAAGCCGACTTAACGGCTGTTTCATTCTCTTTGCTTATTGCAACTAACCCAGCTATTGAATAATCCCAATTATCGGGCAATGAAAGCATTACAGATAATAATCCTTTTGCTTTCAGGCTTAAATTCTTATCCCTTAAATGAGTATTACTCATAACCGTGTAATTTTTTGTTTTATGCACTCTAATTGTTGCCATAATTAAATACCTCCGCTTGATATTATTTATGTATGCCTGTGATACATACTCCGCTTAATTGATAAAAACAACAAACAGGCACAGCGGAAGTGCTTTTCGGTAGCTAACCTAGTTTGTTGCAATCGGATAGATAGGACTTGAACCTGTGACTACTTGAATGAATCAAGCGTTACTCCCAACTGAACTACTATCCGTTGTACAGTTTCTTGTGTTGGAAAGTATTTATGGCACTTCATTACACTATCTGCCATCCTGTTCGCAAATCAACCAACACAAACATTTTAATTATTTCAGCAGGGATTACTGCAACGCCTGCTTATTCGGGAGCTACTCGACCACTTGATGTGGTGTGGATTTGAACCACACAAATTCTTCTCGAGCAGAATATACCCTCTGGGTACTGCTTACCACTTGCATACACATCAACTCACATACGGGTTGGTTTTAGGATAATACAGGTAACCAACAACTATATTTCCATTTCACTTGTATGTGAGAACGCCGATATCGTGAATCGAACACGAACAACATTTTCTGTTGGATAGCTTAGCAAGCTACTGGAATACCTTTATCCCATATCGGCAAATACCGCCTATAACGGCTATCAAGAAACAAGAACAGAAACAATAAAATATTAGGGGTGTTTTGATAAGGAGTGCTTCTTGATAAGTTGGTTTTCACATGGCTATGTATATACACGCCAAACCCTCTCAAGCGGTCTTGCAACGCTTTTAACTGAACAAAATCCAAAGAGGTACATGAAAGGAGGACTGTTCTGTGTAAAATGCAAAAACACAATAATGAACAGCCAAACAAATAAAAAGAAAAATAAACTACCCCTGTGAGACTCGAACTCACGATAACGGAATCAAAATCCGGTGCCTTACCACTTGGCTAAGGGGCATTAAGTGGCTATTCTGACAATTCTATGTATTTGTCAATGTACCACTTAGCTTTTTTAATATCCTCTAAGCCATTCTTTCTACCACTTCGGTAATTGTACTTAAAAGCATTGAGCAAACAGAATGTTTTAACGGCTTCAATGCCAAATATCTCAAGCATAACATCTATGCACTCATATTTACCTATTGCGTAATGGCTCGGATGATTAACATTGTCATTTACCGGCTTTTTATTGACACTAGGAGCAACATCTTTAAGCGGAGTAAAATTATCTTTCTCACCACCATTATTAACGCAACTCTTACATGGTTCTGTGCTAAATAGCAATGATTTGTTTATGCAATCAACGCAAAATCCGTTATTTTCAGCATTTCCCATTAAATATCACCTGCCTGTCTGTGATTAGCCCTGTAAGAATCAAAGCCATTCGGATAACGTACTATAAGCTTATCTATGTTTGCCTGCATTACATCATCAAGATTAAAGCCGCAGGCTTCACAAATCATAGCAATGTACCACATTACATCGCCACACTCTTTCTTGAGGTGTTCCAGGTCTATGCCTTTTTCGTGGAATATGCCCTTTTTAACAAGGTCTGATACTTCGCCAGCTTCGCCAGTTAAACCTAAGACACCATTAAGAAGTCCTGCTATGTCATTTATGTTGCTACACTTAGCATTGCTTTCTGTTAGAGGACTAAGTGGAAACTTACCAGTCAATTCAGTATTTAATCTATGATAAGCCATTTTATCGTTAGTACGCATAGCCAATTTTTGGTATTCATTGCCCTGCATTTCTAACCCCTTTTTTATATTTTAAAAATTTTTGGAAATAGCCCGATTGAGTAATCGGTATCTGATGTGCGTTTATAAAATCATTAGAATTAAATTAACTGTGTTTATTATACACCTATTTATAGGATTTGTACAGTAATTATTGATTGAATTATATAGGTTTTATTAAGGTTATATTAATAAATATATTAGTTATTATATATGGGTTAATAAGTTATTAATTATTAGGTATATAAATATATATATAAATAAATGCGTATATATAAATATAATAAGCCTTTTTATTTTTGAGAATATTTGAGCGACTTAGTTGGGGCAAAATCCTAGAGGCTAACAACCCCCAGCCCCTATCTATAAAATTGTGTCTGTTTGGTACAGATATTTTAAACAATTAACACAATTCACACTATATCTGTACCATAACGCCGATAAACCTTAATTTATCGGCGTTATATAAATACTTAGCACTCATAAACCCAGTATTTAAGCGGTTTCTAAGCTGCTTAAATTGTGTCAGAATTGTTTATAGCGTTTATCTGCTGTTTATCTGTTAATTGTGTATTATTTAGGCTCAATTGCTGGCGTATTTCTGCGGCTGTGAGAGCTGTTTTGCTGGTGCTTTCACGACTGACGCCTGGAAGATTCCAACCAAAGCGGCGATTCATAACCGCAAGCTGTCCGACTGGGTTTTTACCGGACCAGAGGCGAGCCTCTCCGCTAGATTCATAATCTTTTGACAATTTTTCCCACAAATCATAAGCCGATGTACTTAGTCTATCCATCTTTGTTCGTTCATTAGCCCAATTATATATAACTACTTCATTTATACCAGTTAATTTACAATATCCTGATATAGTACATATTTTATTATACTTATAACACATATATATATAATAGTCTGCTATATAATTAAGATACTCATAATTATAACTATTACAATTACTATTATTAATATTACTATACTGGTTATTATAATTATTATTATTATATCCCTGCAATTTACCTTTTAATTTTAATCTATTAGTACCCTTAAAGGTATTATTGTATACATAAATCAAAGCAGCATAAAAGAGAGATTGCGGAGCTGATGTCATATCTTCGATATTTTCGTTTGTGCAGAATCGCTTAAAATGCATGTCAATCTCATTTTCAAAAATTTCTTCGCTGTCTGCTGTTTCCTGTACTTTCTCCATCTGTTCCCCTTTCCGCCGGAGCTTATCCAGCTTATTATTGATATATACTAATAACATAAAAATAACCCGATAACCATTATGTAATTATCGGGTGTAAATCTTATATATTTAATTATAAGCAATATAATAACACAATAAATACAATTAATCAATAGGCATTAAAAAAGCGATGTATAACAGATATACACCGCCTAAATATTAATTGTTTAACAGCTCTTCTTTTAACCCATCGGAATATAAAATCATTCGTTCGCTGGAGCTGTTCCTAGCTTAATTGCTTTCTTCTTCACATTCAAACCCAAACAAAATATCATTTGCTAGCTCTTCGCTGACTTCCTCTTCTGTGATTGGCTTTCTGTTCTCTGCTCCGATTATTTCGTCAAGGCTTGCATCTATGTCTGCAAGTGCCTTTTCTCTGTCAAATCCAAGTTTAACAACTTTGTTTAATAATTCGATTGTTTTCATTCTTTCCACCTTCCAGCCTTTCGGCTGTCCTTTCTTTTAATGTACCTTGATTATATACCTATAGCGTTATATTGTCAACACTATTTTTAGTGTTGTTTAAAAATATTTTATCTTCTCGTCATCGGTTGGCACTATCTCTATTATATCGCTTGGCTGACATCTTAAAATAATACATAATGTATTTAATGTCTTTGTATTAATATCGCTTTTATTCCTCAAATTCTGCATCGTGCTTTCACTCAATATCTTCTCTTTTCTCATTCTGTTAGCGGTGTAGCCACGCTGTGCCAGCTCTTTTAATACATCTATTTTATATGTAAGCATTTCGCAAGCTCCTTTCTGTTTTGTTTTTTTCTATTATATATAAAATATTGCTTTTTTGCAACACTTAAAAACAAAATCAAAAAACATCTTAAAAGGTGTTGACATACACCATATAAGATGTTATTATTAAGCTACAAAATAAATAAGGCGGTCGCCCCTACCAAGAACGAACCGCCACCAATCAAAAAAGAAAGGTAAGCCGATTATAACACAGTCGGCGAAATGGTACAAGATTATGATTATAGGAACATTAGAAAGCGGCGCAAAATGCGTTTACGATATGCCAACGGAAATCAAGACGGCGGCAGAGTTTGAAAGCCTTGTTTATGGCTATAATAACGGCAGACTTGCAGAAAGCCAGAGAGAAGAACTATATAACCAGCCTAAGTTATTAGGCTTGAATGGTCCTATGTGGAACGGCTGGGGAACACTTGCAAGCACGGGCGAGACGGTAGCGGTCATCCGCTATGAAAAGCCTTGCAGATATTAGCCGAAACGCTCCATTTTTGGAGCGTCAGCCGCGGGATGGTCTCCCGGCTCTGATGATGGCAGACCAGAAAGGGAAAATATGAAAAATTTAAGCGAATGCAAAGAATACTATAAAGATTTATACATGAATTGTTTGGAAAATGATTCGTTTGAAAAAAGCATTTTTGAAAGCACTGAAAAAGCCCGGTATGAAACTTTTTGCGAAACATTAAAATTCATCTATGGTGAAGATTTTAAAAACATTATGCCGAACTGGTCAAGTGATGCATCGAAAGAATTTTATTCAAGAAAATAGTCGAAACCGCCGCCCCGGCGGTCTGTAGGAACTGCCCCGCCTGCACTGATGAGACAGGGCACACAATGAAAGGATGGTTGATTTTATGGCAAAAATTAAATTACAGGGAATAAGTCAAAGGTTTGACGGCGTAGCCGCAAAAGATTTAAAGATTGGGGATATACTCGTCTGGAATTATGGGAGTAAAAGCGAGGTTGTAAGTATTCAGCCGAGCAAGACAGGAAAGAGTTACGCAATATCTTGTAAGAGTTTACAAGATGGAATTGTTAGAGAACGAAAAACAACAGCAGCAAGAGAATTTGCCGTTGAACGAAAAGAGCCAACAAATCCGATTGATGAAGCTATTAAGACGAGGGAAAACACTTACCGCGGCATATATAGCGATGTAGGTTGCGTTCTCGATGGGTTCACGACTGCGGAGCTTGCAGAATACTATATAAAGCGTTTCGGCGATGGTGGTTTAAGATATTTTTTAGAGCAACAAATCATAGCAGCAGAAATTAGCAGAGATAAAGCAATTTAGGCAAGGTTGGCTCTTCCGGGTTCGATTCCAGCCGCAAGCATTAAGCATATATATTTATATGCTTTTCTTTGCGTACCTTGAAAAATTAATACAATAATGTTATGCTTATGTATAAGGCTTTTGCGCCTTTTAGGTGTACAAGTGTACCCAGTTGGGGCGGCGCGTGTTCTGGTGGATTCTTCAAAACTGGCGACAGCTCCAACAACCCAACAGGTGTATTATATCCATTTTGCGCAATGCATTTAAAAGCATTTTAAGGCTGTTTGTTCTGTAGGCTTAGAAGTCTACACCGACACAATAAAACCGCCGTACAGGGCAAATCACAAAGCCACAAAGTCAAAACAAGCACGAACCGCAGCCGGTCAAGTTTATATAATGTGCTTTAATCTATTAAAGTTTTTCATCAATTTTTCAAGGCAAATCTGAATGAAATCGGGAGCAAAAATTGAAATTCTATGTAACCGATTTTTGGGTTCCAAAATTGCATATGACGGGGGTATCAAAATTTTTAGCAATAAAATTTGTGGAGAATTTTTTCAATTTTTTTAGTAGGATTTGAACGAAATCTGCACCAAATTTTGAGATTTTTTAAAATTGAAATTGTGAATACAAAAAGTCAACCAACGGGGGTAAAGAAAAATTTTACCTATATTCCGTGGGTTTTAAATTAGTTTATAAAAATAATTGGCTTATCATCATCAAAAAGATTACTCACAACTTCTTGTCCTTTATCCACTAAATAACAAGAAACTTTCTGAAATCGCCTAAGACCCTTAATGATTTCGTATTTGTTATTAATTCTATAGATAGTTCCCGCAAAATTGCCTTTATCAACAGGAATATAAGATTGCGTATCTAATGGAGCTGATATAGGTTTGTCAAGTTCCTTAAGTTCTACAATATCTACTGCTTCAATCTTGCATAAATCACCATACTCACCTAATGATGGATATACCGGTGGGTTTAGTAACGCATGGTATATATCATCTATGTCACTATCATCAGCTTTGATGTATATAGTTGTATATAAATCAACTAGCATTAGATGATATTTAACTGCACTGACCCAGCCGGTATGGCTTCCGTCTGCATAATCTGTTATGACATCCCAACGATTAAGCATTTCATCGCTAATTTTGTTGAAATTATAGCCACCGTGCCATTCTTTTTGCACCTTAGTATTATAAATTCCTTTGCCAGTAACAAAATAATCTAATTTATGATACATTTTCCATTGACACATTGAATGAATAAACCCATTAACTGTGCTAAATGGTGGCAAAGGGTAGCAATCTGCACCTCTTGGCGCTGATGGATTATTAAACCTAGCCATTTCTTGATACATTTTTAGCCTAATAACTCTCATAGCAAAACCTCTAAAATAAAATAAGTTGCACCTATACAAAAATGTATCAATGCAACTTTCCACTATGGTTCTATTAAGGTAAAATGATATATTAATTATCAATTGTTTACATCTATTAAATAATAGCATTTTTAAATATTATTGTCAACACAACAACTTTCTGTATAAATCAATGCTTTACTTGCATACCGACATTGACCAAGTTCATATATCAACAATTCTTTAGTCATAGTCGGATTAGTCTTCTGAATTATCTTTAGCAGTTCATCAATGCTCATCATCCCACTCTCCTAACTGCCCCAAGCACCATATCAACAATATCAAATATTTCATCTCCATAAGTTGCCACAAAGTCGCATAAAATTTCCTCTGTCTCAATCGGCAAATAAATATCATAAGACATACAGACAGCGTGGCATACTTCGTGTATCAGAACTTTGCGCTGCATAAATCCCTGCAATTTGTCTGACAGATATATTGTATGCGTGTTTCTGTCAGTTACACCTAAGCTAATTGTATTGTCTGACCGCTTTAATTCGCCCGAATTTGAATTTTTATATAGCACTTGCCACATTGTATCATTGATTGTAAAAAACATCTGTATGCTCCTTTCTGAATGAAACAGGCTATGAATATTGCTACTCATAGCCCTTAAAATCATATCTTAGATACAAGAGTGCTTAACTTCGTTCTAAGCAAGTTTTTCTCTTCTGCTGACATATCGGCAACCATACCTGTAATGTCGCTTGCAAGTTCCTTAGTGTAGCTGTCAAGTGACTTCATCTTATGCTCCTTATCCTCTGGTGTATTAGCTTTGTGCATTTCTTTAGTTTCTGTGTACATTCTCTTTGCCCTGTCATAGCCACTTTCAGCGGTATGCGTACTTGTAGGCTCTGTATAGTACATTCTGCCATACTCTCTATCCATATCTCTATCTGGGTACATATGGTAATAAGGTGGTTCTTCGTATCCTCTTCTGCCTACATAAGTGCCCTTGACTTTAGGGGCATATCTGCCGGTAGTCTTGTATCTGTATTCATCATAGTATCTTCTGCCACCCTCTTCACCATATTCAGCTTTAAGGGCTCTAAGTAGCTCCTTGTTGTACTCTTCTTCCTCTTCATCAGCTTTCTTCATAGACTTAACGATAACAGCCTTGTATTCTGCTTCGCATAAATCCTTAATCATATCGACAGCTTCACCCATTTCCTCTGTATTGACATTCTCAACGCCCTTATCAAGCTCGCCTAAGGCTTTCTCTGTAAGACATTCAATCATTTTGTGGATTCTTTCAATGTGCATAATTAAGCCTCCCTTACTGCGATTAGATTACTGTTCTGTACCTGTATAGCTTGTGTAGATGTATTCTGCACCGCTACTGTACTGCAACAGCCACAAGGTACATCAATATATGCCTGTGCCGATACATTAAATAAGTTTTCGACTGCTGCCGGAGTAACTATCATTTTTGTAGACTGTAAAGGTTCTCCATCCACTGTGATAGCAAGCGAAATGGCTTCTACTGTGCCACCTGTAGGTATCTGAATATTGCCGCTATACGATACTAAAAATCGTGCTTTACACTGATTTGTAATACCTCTCAACTTGATAATTCCGCTACCCTGTCTGTGTACGATACACTTACTACCGCAAACTGGTGTTTCTGTGAATGCCACATCTTCGCCAGCGGCAACTGTTTGTAATGAAATTCCTGTAATTTCCATTTTCTTTACCTCTCTTTCTAAAAAATAAGGGCAAACTATACAAGTCTGCCCTTTAAATTTAAGTAATACTGCTTAGCAGACATAATCTTTCGAGTGTTCTTTCGAGTGGAACTCAATACTTAACTCGATTAAATTGAGTTAAATCAAGTTAAATTGAATTAAACCGAGTTAAACTAAGAATTAAACCGAGCAAATTTGATTAAGATACTTGATTATTCAGTTGTTTAGCAACCACAACCTGTATTGCATCCACATCCGTAAGCATATCCGTAAAGGTTGCTTGCCGGGAATGATGGTACTGGTGTAGGTCTTACAGCGTCGATTATCTGATTTGTCTGCGCTGCCATTGTTGTAGTCAGAAGTGCGTTCTGTCTATCCTGTGAAGCAGCTCTGCGTAAATCATTGTTCTCTGCCTGTAATGTAGCTATCTTGTCATTAGTCAGGAAATCGAGGATAGCTCTTGTTCCTGCCTGCTGGCTGTCAATAATATCTCTCGTATTATTGTTCATTGTGTTCTGCAAAGCACAGGTGTTAGTTGCCATATTGTAGTTTACACCCTGAATAGCTTCTCTTGTCTCACAGCAACAGTTGGCAAGCTGTGACTGTAAAGCATTTGTATTCTGCATATTAGCGACTGTATCAGCGTTGATAGCCTGCTGGATGCCGTAGCCTGTCTGCATAATGTTTGTATTTATGCCATTAAAGCCTGTGAGCATACTGTTGTTCATAGCGTAGAAGCCGTCACATAAGCCGTTGGAAATGCCATCTAACTTACTGACAACTGCCGAATTGTCGAAGCCTCTCTGAATATCAGCCTGTGTCGCATATCCCTGTAATGCTCCACCATTACCGCCAAATCCGCCAAAGCCACCGCCCCAGCCACCAAATATTGCAAAGATTACAACAATGAACCAAAGCCATCCGCCATCTCCCCAGCCATTGTTATTACTGTTGCCATCAATATTTGCAACAAGCGGCACACTGGCACAATTTGAATTAAACATATTAGTTACCTCCATTAATTTATTCATAAAGATGTCACCCAGGTAATTTGCAAAGACATCTAATATGCTATTAATTATTAAATCTGCTTTTTATCTGATTAAATACATCATCTGCATTTAATCCTTTTTCCTTACATAAATTTCTAGCCATCTGTTCGATACCTTGCATATTGCCTTGCTGTGCCATTTGTATTGTATTTTTCATCATTGGGTTGCTCATAAGCTGATTATTGTTCGCTATCTGCTGCAAAAATTGTTGAGGGCCACCTCTCATCATTTGAAAAAGGTTAATTGGATTCACTCTTCATCACCGCCCTTGCTTTGAGCTTTTGAAGTTTTTCTTTGCGCTCCTAAAGATTTATCAAATCTATCTTCTAACTGCCCTATCTTCTCTGATAGTTCGTTAAACTTACTCATAAATAGCTCTGTGCTTTCGTCTGACAGGTCAAATTTCGATTTTTTATCATTAGATGATAAATTGTTAGAGTTACTATCCAAACAAGGCTTATAAGTCAAAATACGAGTTGTAAAGTCCGATTGCCATTGTTTGCCGTAAATTTCTGTTCCGTCAGCTTTTGGAAAATAATAGATATTTCCGTCCATAGGTATATCTACAGCCTTTACAGCTTCTATGCTGTCAACAATTTTCCCCATAACATTCTGTTGTGATGTTCCCGGCATTTGTGTCGGTAACATTTGCTCCTGTTGCTGGTATCTCTGTATATTTGCCATAGGATTGTATTGATATGTTCCATATTGCGGTACATATCCATTATTCATCATAGGTGTTGTTTGATAAGGATTGTTCATTGTTTGCCTCCTCTAAAACCTCTTCGATCGCGTGGATAACAAGAGATAATGTTACTAAATCCAGTTTCTGTAATTCTTCTTTGCTTAAGATTTTTTCTCTAATTTCATCCGAAAACATTCGCACTACCTCTCTTTCTGATTATATTTTTGCATAAAAAAAGACGGATTAACCGCCATAAATTAGACAGTTATCCGCCATTCTAAAGTAAAAAAATAACGCCCCTACGGCGTTTACAAACATTCTTTGATTACTTCTGTGATTACCTTTTGATTTTATAAGAAAAATGATGATATCCAAAAAGCTCCTTTCATTCAGTATTTATGCGGCTTTTCGGCATATCACCATCTAATAAAACTAGCAGGGGATGAGAGAATCGAACTCGATTGACCAATCCTGTATTCCGCTTGTTTTCTAGCTTTACGCCTTTAGCCTTTGATTACTTTGATTACTTTGTAACCAAAATCAGAAATTGATAGCCTTACTGACTTGCTCAATTTTGGATTTACTTGTCTTATTGCTGTATATGTAATACTTTCTTGTTGTCTCGATATTGCTATGCCCTAGCATTTCACATATTACAGAATCATTTGCTGCATTATCATAAAGTGTTGTGCCATAAGCGCGCCTTATCTTGTGCGCTGAACGATAATTAATATTTAAGGCTTTACAAACTCTCTCCAGTTTGCGATTAAACGCTTTGCTCTTGATCCGTTCACCCTTTTCCATAAACATGTATTCTCCAAATGGATTTAGTCTGCGAATGGCTTTAACAGTTCTAAGTGCTTTGTCTGTAATTATTACATCTCTTACGCCTGCGTCGGATTTTGGATAATCGCTAACAGGTTCAACCCACTTTCCATTTTCATTTTTAATTTTTATTTCTGTCCTTGACACAGAAATAAAATTCTTTACAGTTCCGTCTTTTAATTTTGTACTGCGAACATCTGAAAATTTAAGTGAAGCTAGTTCTCCGGCTCTTAGTCCTGTCTCAAACATAAGCAGAAGCCCCAGACTTCTGATATCGTATCTCTGCCACAAGTATTCAGTAATCACGGGGATTTCATCTTCAAAATAAATCTCATCCCCCATATCTTTCACTTTCTTGGTAAATGACCGACGAGATAAATCTAAGTCTCCCATAAACTGTGTGATACTGATATTTGTATAGCCTTTTTTCTTAGCGTACTTAAAAATGCCGTTGACAAGAATGCGCATATCAGAATATGCTTTCTGCGAGAGACTACATTCAGCAATGATTGTCTTGATGAATTTTTCCAATTCATCAGTTGTAATGTACTTAATTTTCTTGTCTGCCAATGGATATGCTTCACAATCAAAAAACCTAGTAAAATTGTTGGTATACTTATCGTATGACTGCTTCTTGATTTCGTGATAATCAAGTTTGCAGTTAATCCATTCCTGAAAAACATTCCTGATTAGCGGTTCATTCTCTAATTTCTTGTAATGTTCTACTATCCCGTCATTAAGTGAATCTAATGTTGACCGCTTCAATAACTTTCTCCCATTTGGAGCGGTTTCACTTGGCAGATATGTATACCACTTACTATCTTTTCCTTGCCATATCTCGTAGGCATGTTCTTTTAAATATTTTGTCCTTTCGTTCATTTCGATTCTTTTTTGGATATCATCACGAGAGATAATATCATTCTCTAGTACATAATTCAACAATTCCTTGTCTGTTAGTTCCACTCATTTACCACCCTCTCAATCTTATTCTTAATATTCCTCACCCGTCTTTCTAGCGTTCTTGTAGACATTGACAATCTGTGCGCTATCTCCTTTTGTGCAAAATTCCGAGAAAGAAGCATAAATATCCTGTCTTCTTCCTCGGTAAAATTGGCATTTTCAATTATTTTTTCAAGTTCTGGCTTTGTAAAATTTGAAAATTTCATAAAGCCACACTCCTTAATATTTAATTTTGATTTTAGTTTCTTCTTCTAACTGTTCAATAAGCTCTTTTGGGTCTATAAGTCCTGCATTAAAATCTTCGTTAAATTTATTGATTTCATCAATAAGCCGCTCCAATCGCTTATTACCGAATCCAAATTTATCGTGCAACACCCATAACAGAATCGTTAAGGCATTACCAAACATTTCTTTATTTTCTTTATTCTTCTGCCTGCTTAATTGAACTCTCATCATTTGTTCTTGAAATCTTCGTTGTTCCGACTTACTCATTTAGCATAGCCTCTCTTTTCTTTTTCTCTCGGTATCTTCTACAGTAGATAGCGTTTTTACCTGTTTCAACTCTCTTAGCGTTTATTTTATTTTGCGCAGCCTTGCCCTTGTAAGATTGTTTATATCTTTTCTGCGCAGCTTTGCCTTTTTCTGTCTGAAAATATTTCTTCTGACTAACTCTATGCGCTTCTGACCGATTGTATCGCCTGCGTCTTTCTTTGCCTTTTTCTGTCTGTTCGTACTTTCTATCGTATATAGCTTTTGCTCTCTGTTTAGGTTCTAAGTGTTCCAGTTTATTTTCAAAAGCAATATCTTTATCAAATTTGTTTTGTTGAGCTGTATCTATCTGCTCAAGTCCGTTGTATATGCAATCTTCCAACATACAATTAAAACAATCTGGATAAATACAATTTTTAGGTTTCATAATTTTACCTCATGGCGTTTATTCTTTCTTGAATATCTTGAGGTGCTTCAATATAATTCTCTGCGTTTATATTCTGACCAACAAGGGCATTTTCTTTAATTTGTAATGTATTTATATCTCTTTGGAATTTTTGCTCGATTTGAGCCTTATACGAATTTGCATTCGTCTTTTCGATAAGTGATTTGATATCGTCTGGCATACGATTTATTTCATTCGCACGCTTAACAACTACTTCATAGGTTCTTAGAAAATTAGATTGTATAACTGTTTCTATTGTCTGATAGTCTGATGTCGCCCAGTTTTTAAGGTTGTCTGGCATACCTACAGCCTGTTTTACAAGTGGCGGTAGTTTGTTAAATTCTTCAACTGCCCCATAAGTGCCATTCCTTAAAGCTTTGCTAACCAATCCCCACGCTGCCATTCCGTCAAGTTCCTGCGGCTGTGATACAAGTTGTATTTTAGCAACTATTTCTCCTACACTCGGTGCAAATCCGCTTGTATTAGATGTAATATATGCTTTTAAAGCAACAGCCACTTGCTCGCAACTATATTCTTCTAACATCACTTGCCACGCATTAATTGTCCTTGATAAATCTTCGGGTTTGAAATTCGGGTAGCAATCACAAATAGTATGGATTACTTCAACCGTTTCTTCTCTTGTCAATTTATTCCACCTGCCTTTACAATATCAATTGCAACATCAATAGCCCTAACATATCCTTTCACTTCATCAAACTGACAGATATTTTCTTTTGCGCACCTTTGCTTTTCTTTATTTGCTAATTTTAATTCTTTTCTCAATCTCTTCACAACCTTATCTACATCATAAGCGGTTGGCTGTGCGTCAATAAAATCAAGTATTGATTTCATCTGACTTTTGTTGTACTTTTGCCCTTCAAAATTCAGATTGTCTGCATCAAACAGTCTCATTCTTCACACTCCTTTACACTTTGCTCCAATCAATGCCATTGCCAAACCCCTGTCTATCTTGCTTACTGTCGCTTTTTAACTCAAACAGTCCTTGCCAGCAATGGTCTACAGATTGATTAAGAATTTTAACTGCCAAATCATTATCTCTGCCCGATAGCTTTTCAAGAGTATTCATAGCCCTATGCAATGCCTTGTCAGTACATATAGGCTTTTTTATTCTCTTACGCATTGTCACATACTCGTTAAATGCTTCATCAAGCAATTCATCATCGGGATAATAACTTTTCTTTTTGGATATTGATTTATCAATATCTTTTTCTATATTCTTGTCTTTTTTAATTTCTTCTGTTCTTTCATTCTTACTTTCTTTTAATATAGAGTTTGTTAATAGAATGTTATCTGTTTGTTGATTGTTTGTTAAGTTGCTTGTTATTTGTTTGTTATCTTGCTTGTTATCCGTTTGATACAAATTGTAGTTAACCACAGTAAATATCGTGAATTTGTTTGTTGCTTTGCTTGTTATTTCGCCTGTTAATTGTAAGTGCTTTAGTGAGGTACGAATTTCCATTACAGACAAATTAGTTTCTTTTGATAATTCAGATATTGAAGAGGGGAAAGACCCTCTTTCAATTATCTTGCCTTTATAATTTCCATCTTTCCAATAGGCACTTATCAACATATACATAAAAAGCCTGGATGTATTAATATCGCTCCACCATTCCCACTTTAAAATCTTTCTGTCAATTTTAATAAAATTGCCTGCCATAATTACCTCTTCAAGTTCTGTCACATTGTTACTTCACTAAATCGTTGATATTAACTCTGAATCCGTCAAATTTCTTACAACCGCTTTCGATATAAGTGATTGTATCAAAAAATATCAGATTCCCTTTCTTATCCGTTGCCATACTCACGCCATTCTGTATTAAGTTGCTTTTGAGTAAATCTAGTATTATCTGTATTTCTTGCTTTGTTTCGTCTTTCATACTGTATCTCCTTGGTTGATATTTAAGTTTTTAAACATAGCACACATAACATCTACAACTATGCTGTTTCCAAACTGCTTGTATAGCTGCGTGTTGCTGTTTACTGCTGCCATTTTGGATATGTCCTCGTCCGATACTCCCATAAGCCTGCCACATTCTCTGGGTGTTAGCTTTCTGATACGATAGCCAACAATGTATAAATATGAATTTCCACCAGCATTTCCAACCGGCTGAGAATTTAATGCCATAGCACAAGCATCGGAACTATACACTCTGTTTCCTTGCCTGTACTGTGAGCCAAACTCGTTTTCTTTTCCAATACCACCTAGCAGTGAAGGCTTTTCAAGTAATAAATTATCTTTCTGCACACTCGTTAAGTAATTACTGGTCCCTTGCGTATTCGCTTCTAACCTCTGTTCTGTTGGACTACCCACGGACCTGTCGGACGGATTATCGGGATTTCTGCCACGCATAGCAACTATCTGACTTTCACAAATCTTAATCTGCTGTGTACCACCGCCCTCAATCGTTGTGATATTCGGAGATAACCCATTCTCACTATAAACTGTATTAGACTGGTGCTTTCCGGTTCCGTTATCCATAAATCCCAATTGATTAACTAATATTTTCGGTTCTTGACCGCCACCTTGCATAGTACTCAATGTTGGACTACACACCCCCCACGTCATAAATTCGGTTCGTACTTTCAAATTTGCTTTCAAGCGAACCTATCACTTTAACTTCATTCATTAAAACAGCTCCTAAATCGTGTTTTTCAGCTTTTACACACCGGGAAATACCCCCCAATAATGCCTTTCTGAAAATTCTCTGAAACTTCCGTGTAAATACTTCCTATTACTTCCATTCAATCACTCCGTTACTTCCATAATTATCAAAGCCTTTGTAGTCTCTTGCTCTCAATGTTGTTGCAATATCAATTTGTTTATCTAATGTCGCTCCTTGGTCTTTCAACAACACAGTTTCCCTCTGACCGCAAATTGCTGATTCCTGCGTCATATCTTGCTTTGATGCAGTTTGCAACTTCTCTCTGTTGTGGCTTATTGATTGTTCCGTCAACGCAAGTCTGTCTGTCTGTCTGTCTGTCTGTCAAGATTATGTTGTGGTAATGTGCCATTGTCAATAAGCTGTTTTATCAGCTTGTCAGCTTTTTCATTGTTGATGTAATACTTTTCATCTACATTATCCTCAAGATAGTCTTTCAACTTCTTTTCAAGTGGTATCGGTTTTGGAAAGTCGTATGAGTAATTGCCAAGGAACGAAAACATAAAACACCTGTTTCTGTTCTGTGCTACTCCATAATTCTTAGCATTCAAATCTTGCCAATAATTCGTGTATCCTAAACTCTCCAGGAACCCCAACCACTTCTCAAAATCATTGATGTTTTTCTTGCCGTGTACTTGTGGCACGTTCTCCATGAACAAAATCTGTGGTAATTCTCCGTTACTATCTCTAATTTCTGTTAGTATTCTCTCAACTTCCCACAACAGACCGCTTCTTGTACCACTTCCTTTGCTCATTCCCATTTGTTTTCCTGCGACTGACAAATCGGTGCAAGGAAATGAGTAAGTCATCATATAGCAATATTTGTCTGTATCAACAATATTTAAGTCGTCAGCGTGTACTTTTGTTATATCCATTGTAGAAAACTCTGTGCCGTGTACTGCGTTATAGCTTGCTATGGCATACTTATCAAACTCCACAACTCTGTAATGTTCAAACTTAGCACCTATTCTCTTTAATGCCATTGCCTGACTGCCGTAGCCGGCGAAAAGTTCTATTAAGCGAATAGGCTTTGTTATGCTGATTGGTTCTCTTGTGAAGTCAAATATGCTCATTTGATTATCACAAGAATAATTTTCAAAATTCATAAAATCTACCAAAAGGAAACCTCGGTTTTATGTCGCGACAACCTATTCCTTTCTTTGATTTTTAGTCCTCTTTTACTAAAAAGTTAATGGCTATTTTATTGTGTACCAATGTATACAAAATGCCTTTTTCTGCTTCAAAATCAAAAACAGCATATTTTTCTCCGTCATTTTCGGTTTCTTCAATACTGTTTACAAGTTGCATTTCTTTAATGCCCCTAGCCTCAAACGCATGTAATGCATTTAGTAAATCCTCAACTTCGCTAAAATTTCTGCTTATTGGTAATGCAATCCTCATTCTTAATCACCCACTTTCTTTTCTTTTAAAATTTCATCCAAACAGGCATTAAAGCCTTTGTTTTTAAGTGAGGGAAATTCCCATACCATTTCCATAGAGCCTTCACATTCTAGTAGTTCAACCTCTTCTTTCTTCTCCGGCAACTCTCGGAGCGGACACCAATCCGGCTTTTCGTAGGTTTCGGAATTGACTGCTCTTGACACCTCGAGTGCCTGACAACGGTCTTCTCCACCATTACTATTAATATGACAAAAGTTGCAACCGAAACACGATTCCGGCATATCCATAACCAATACTGCTTTAGCCATCTACTTCACCCGCTTTCAACAAATCCATAAATTTCTCATACTGCTTCTGCGATACCTTATTATGCTCTTTTTCGGGCTTTAAGCGGATTATAAGGTGCTTTTCTGCGATAGAGGATAATTCCCTTGCTAACACCTTTTTGCCTTGCTGTATGCCCTGCATATAGCCTTTAGGTGCTTTCCTATCACCTATTGAACCGCTTGCACGATTTTCTCCTTGACCGCCTAAACTGACATTTCTAAGCTGATAACCTTTATCGGCATATAGTTTGATGTAATACTTCTCTTTTTCGTCAAGCTGGCTTTCGGGAAAATTCAGAAATTCAACTCGCCAACCATAAGGGTTTTTCTCTTTGTCATACAGTTTATGTTTGCGTAAGCTAAGGTCTATATGCTGTGCATAACCTACAAGGTGACTTGCCAATCTGCTAAGCGTATGTACTGCTTGTCCGACATACGCATACTTAAATCCGTTTTCATCTTCTCGGAGTAGGAAGTAAATCCCACTCCTGTCATTCAGCTTTGGATTCAGCTTTAATAGTCGCTTTTTATTTTCCTGTTCTATTACCTTGGCTCTTGCTATGTTTTGATAATTCAAGAATTGCCACCTGCCTTTACTTCAAAAGGATTCACAAAATTATCAATAGGTTTAGCTCCCATACTAAAAGCTGTTGGTTGTTCATCCCTGTCTAAATCTAATTTTTGACCACAGCTCGGGCAGTAATCATATCCATCACCCTCATATGTCGGTTTCTTAGCTATCTGCTTTTCTCTAGCTTCAATCACACTCTTAAATGTAAAACCTTTCTTTACACATTCATCTTCAAACTGCATATAGTTTTCAAGGACTTCTGTTGTCATTTTGCGGTCAGATAGCTTCTTGATTGTTTCAAGTGCCTGTATTGCCATTTCGTTAGCCTTGTAATCATCTTCTGTAAACTTGCAGTCGTTGTTCTTGTCCGTAATCTGCATAAACAATCTCATATTTTTCAGTTTTTCTATTGCTTCACTCTCTGTCATACTCACACCTCTTTAATTGAATGGTAATCCCTCATCAGCTACACCATCTGGAATAGCCATAAAGCCATCATTACTGCTGTTACCGCCAATAATTCCATTATTGTTATTCTGCTGATTAGTACGGCTTTCGCAGAACTCGTGTCTTTCAATAACACAGTCATTAGTGTAAATTTTCTGTCCGTCCTTGTTAGTATAATTGCCTGTCTGCCATCTGCCCTCAACGATAATCTTAGTTCCCTGGTGCAAATACTTCTCTGCAAACTCTCCGTTCTTGCCAAATGCAATACAATTAATAAAGTCTGCTGCCTGTTCGCCCTCTTTCTTGAAAGCTCTGTCAACAGCTAATGTATACCTTGCTACTGCCATACTTCCGTTTGCTGCCTGCGAATATCTAATCTCTGGGTCTCTTGTCAATCTTCCACATAAAATTACTCTGTTCATTATTTTTCCTCACTTTCTTCTGACCAGTCTAATTTCTGACCGCAATCGCTACAGTAGTTTGGCGCATCGTTGTCATCCATTATCCCTACATCGTGATTAACCTTAATTGTTTTTCCACATTCACAATGAAATTTTGAAAGCGTATCACTAAGGTTGTAATCAAATATTGGTTTCCTAGGTATCTGCTTTTCAAGTGCCTTGTCTGCTAATTCAAAAGCGTCTCGAATGGCATTATCCTTAAAGTTTTTTGATATTTGATAACCATAAGTATTGTAAATATGTTGTAGTAGCACTCTAGCATCTGTATTTTCCATATTTATCTCCTATTCCGCTTCTGATTGAAGCCATTCAAGATGCTTTCTACAGCATTCATCTATTGTTGTAGTGCTTTCTGAACATTGCAAATCACAACTTGTACATTCAGCAAGATTGCCTATAAACATTGCCAGCTCTTCATCAGACATATTTCTGATTCTGTCAGCGTTAGTCATTCTGCTATCACATCTGCAACAAGGCTCATCATCTCTTGAATTGTTGTTGTGTTGGCAGTTGCAGGTGTGAACATTATCAATCCCACTTCTTAATTCAGCCAATTTGTTGTAAAAGTGTCTGACATATTCATCTGTATAATTGCCATATATCTTTTTAAATTTATTAAATTCATATATAGCATTGTCTTCTGCTAGTTCTCTTATATCTTCTTTACTCATTTTCTTCACCTCTCAACTCTTCCAACTTCTTTTTTGCTTCGGATTTTGTAAGGAATACTGTTTTGCCAATATCAGATTGCTTAAAGTGGCGGTCTATTCCGTTGTATTCTGTATTTGATACATACATTACATCATTGTCACAATCAACCCCGCAAATTCTTGTTATCTTTGCCTTAATAGGAAAATGAGCTAATGAAAAAGCAGACTTTATAAAGTAAACCTCGTCTCCTCTATTGCATAGCAATTTCAAAAGTCTGCCCTGCTCTTCTAAGTCCTCATAATCTTTCAACTTAAAGTATGCTTTCAGCCAATATTCGGCATTATCATCTAGTGTTGGTATTTCTTTATCACTGTTTGTTAATCTCTCCATTACTACTCCTTTCTGCCAACGTGTAATAGCCAGCTGATAAAATGCAATATAAAGAATAATGGGTCTAGTACAAACACAATTACAAATACCAAGACACAAGCAAAAATGTTAAGGTCTGTACATTTATATATCTGCCTTGGAGTAACTGCAACATTGTCATAGTCCTTAATTGTTGTGAAAAACATAGTGATAATAAATATGATATAAATAGCTAACATAAGCATTTCTACTCCTTTCTAAAACGGACACGCATTTTTAATATCCGTTTGCTTCTTTCATAACTCGCTCAAATTCTTCATCAGAAATGCCATATATCTCGATATATTCATATTCAGGTGCAAACAATACAAGTATGTCATCCTTATCATAAATAGGCATTCGGAAATCTGGCATAATTGACGGTGTATCAAACATTTGTATTCCACTTTCAAAATGTGCCTTTAGAAATTCAATTAGCTTTTCTATTCTCAAAACGGGCATTCATCTCCTTTCCTTAAAATCCAACTCTTACCCTGTTCTGCAACGTCTACATTCGCCCCATTTACGGCATTTTTCATTTTCTCAATAAAACTATCCTTATCAGCATTTTCACTTGATAAATGGCACATTATGACATTCTGCAAGCTGTCTGAATCATTAGCCTTGACAAAATCGCAAGCTGTATCAATGCTTAAGTGACCTCTAAAAACGTGATTAGCTTTTGGATTGTCGGTGTCAACTAAATCCTTGTCATAGTTCACACCTAAGAGAATGTGGTTTATGTCTTTGAAACGCCACTTAATTAGCTCTGTGTCGGTTATGTAAAGTAACTTACCCATTTCCTTATGTGCTATCAGAAATCCGTAACAAGGACATTCTGTTCCGTCTGCGTTGGTATGCGTCCACCTGCCATCTACTGTAGTTAGGTCAAAAGGTCTAATTGTGAAATCGCCAAAATGCGCCACATCAAGAAAAATATCAAGTGCCGGATTAAATACACGAATACCCATATTTCTAATATCAGCTACCGATTTGCTGTGGTCTTGATGTTGGTGGGTACATATTGCACCCACAACATCTTTAACATTCCAATTCAAGCCTTTTTTAATCTCCTTAATGCTTATTCCACAGTCAAGGATAAGTGTTTCTCCGCTGTTGGAAGTTAAGGTGTAGCAATTTCCTGTGCTTCCTGTTGCGATACATTTAAGTTTCATAAGCACCCTCCACAGCAACCATAAGGCACATTAGCGTTGAATATTTCGTCTATTTCCTCTGCATATTTCTTAAAGCAGTCAGGTATCTCATTAAAATCTATCTGCCATTCTCCGCCTGTAACATTGCCGTTCCAATTATTGTCAAATGAACAACTACCGCCGCTTTCCCAAAACTTAGGATAATCAACTGTACTATCTATATACCTATTGCCAAATCTAATTGTTCTTCCGTCAATTTCAAGCGTTAAAATACCACTGCAAAGATTAGGATACTTACCTGTGTATGATATAAATTTAACGTGTTCAGAATCGGTATTTTTATTAATTATCATACTTCCACCTCATCATCTTTCGGGAACTGGAAAGCATTCATTTCACGATATGATTGGTTATATTTAACCAATTCTTCATAATTTAATGATTTTTCCATATGTTCTGTAGCTCCACTCGCTAAGACTTTGAAAACTTCAAGTCGTTCATACTGTTCTCTTAACATTTCCATAGCCTTAATTGCCTTTTCTTCGGTGGAATATTTAGCCAACCTAATGTCACTAATCAAGTCTTCTACTCCTGTTAAATTACGGTTTAAAAAATAAACATCTTCTTCGAACCTCTGAATAACTACCATTTCATAAGGAATATCTATTGTTCCGTCCTGTGAAATTACTCTCATATCAGTTCTCCTCGCTCTGCATGAATGGCGGCAATGTGCTGTCTGCCTGTTCTTCTGTTGCTTCTTCGGCTGTTGTATCAACATCTTCCTTGAACTCAACTGAATTGGCATTATCGGATATTTCTCTCGTTACCTCTGCCTGCATATTCTCAACCGAATAATTCTTGTCCGTGAAATCTCCGTCAATAATTTCATCAGATGTATATAATCCCATTGAAATTTCCGGGCAGTATCTTCTTGAAAAGAATGAGGCGGCACGATATGCAAGCATTACCTGTGGCATTGTTTTCCATTTGCTACCATTCTTGCCGACCCAACCCTCTGCAACTGCCATATCCATATCAACTACTGGTCCGTCAATTCTTTCTCCATTCTCAAATGCGTAGCACATGCAGCTAAAAGGTTTTCCGTTTTTATCTGCTTTTTCCTCAAAATGTAAACTGCCGTCATACTTGTGGCTAGTGTTTATCATTCCGATAAGTGCTTTTGCATTCCACCCAGGTTTACCCTGTATTACATCAAGGTTCTGCATTACTAAAAATGGGCTTGTTTTCATTCTGATTGCAAGGTCAATCGCTATCATACAATTAGCCTCGCTTTTCTGATACTCTCTTGGAACCAATGTTGACTGCGATAATGCCTTTGCCATCTGATAAGCCATTGTGAAATTATCAGATGTTCCGAAAATTCCAAGGCTAAAATCTGTAACCTTGTTAATGTGCTGCACTGCTGTTTCTTCTTTCTTCTCTGCCACCGCTGTTGTTTCTGCCATAATTAGTTTTCCTCCACTTCTTTAAATTCGCCATCTACCAGTTTATAGAATATATCTTCCTTGATACGCTCTCCGTCAACGTATTCGGTCTTAACGCATTTAGGAACCCAAATGCAGAAGCCTTTTTCATCTTTATCACCCGTTCTTACCCATTCAGCAAGTGTTATCCAGCTACCTTTTTTAGCTTTTGCCTGCGGCTGATAGCCTGCTGCCATAACAACTGAATGTTTACCCTTAGATGTTATCCGTGCGTAATCTCCACTTGAACCTATCTGTGCGTAATCTCCGCTTGAACCTATCTGTGCGTAATCTCCGCTTGAACCTATCTGTGCGGTATCTCCGCTTGAACCTATCTGTGCGTAATCTCCGCTTGAACCTATCTGTGCGTAATCTCCGCTTGAACCTATCCGTGCGTAATCTCCACTTGAACCTATCTGTGCGTAATCTCCACTTGAACCTATCTGTGCGTAATCTCCGCTTGAACCTATCTGTGCGTAATCTCCGCTTGAACCTATCTGTGCGTAATCTCCACTTGAACCTATCTGTGCGTAATCTCCGCTTGAACCTATCTGTGCGTAATCTCCGCTTGAACCTATCCGTGCGTAATCTCCACTTGAACCTATCTGTGCGTAATCTCCACTTGAACCTATCTGTGCGTAATCTCCGCTTGAACCTATCTGTGCGTAATTATTGCCATTGCCATTTTCTATGCCATCTTCAATTTCCTCAATCTTCGTTTTCTCCAGAGTAAAATCTACGCAGGCCTTAATAAAACCTTTTAAGCCCAACTTGGCTTTAATGTGAAGCTTATTAGTTGCACATTTGTTTTCTCTTTTAAAAACTTTTCCCAGCGGCTCAACTTCTGCAAATTCTGAAATCTCGCCATTCTCGTTTACAAGAGGGTAATAGTCCAGTACATCAAATGGATTTTCACAGTAGTGCATTACACCAGCTTCGCATATCTCTTTTCCGTTTTCTTCGTATGTTGTGTTTTCTTCGTACTGTTTACCTTTGCAAGTAAAATCTGGATTAAATGCTTTATATGCCATAATTATTCCTCACTTTCAATGATTGCTTTTAAGAAACTCTCTCTAGTTTCAAGATCTTTCTTTGCATATTCAACACTTTGTTCTGCTTTTTCCTTAAACTTACTCTTAGCATACTCAAAGTTAGGTTCCGTAAGCACTATGCACCAATCTTTAAGTTCGCCAATATCATCCTTTCTTACTCTGCTAAGATAAGTCGGGAAAACGCCAATCTCCTTGCAATAAGTCTTAGGCTTTTCTATTGCATCGCAAACCTCTACTGTAATGCCAGAGACGGCATTTGTTTTATAAAAATAAAGTTTCATATCATCCCTCCACAATCTCTAATTTCTCACTATCATTGACAATCAGCATAATCAACTGACTATCGACCATTTCAGCAACTTTCTTCTGATTAGTGCTGTCAAGGCTCTCCGTGTCGTCCAAGATTATAGGCACTGACATACCGCTAATCTTCTGAATAGAGTTACAAATATCAACTCTTCCTAAAATCCTGTTACCCTTATTGCTCATAGTGGTAAGAATTGACTTTCCATTAACTGTCGGTATGCAAACCGACTTGTAACCGCCAGACTTATTCAATTCAAACAGCTTCCACTTAACTAATGAGAAATGACTATTAATGCTGTCAGATAATGTTTCATTCTTTGCCTTATCCAGTTCATTAAGCAAATCAAGGATTTTTTCAGCATTGGTCTTATTCTGTTCCTGCGTACGCTGTTCTGCCCTTAATTCTTCAAGTCGCTGTTCGTCTTTCTCTGTGTTGCTTTCAGCTATCTTCTGCTCACATTCTGACAACTGCTGCCTTAAATCATTTTCCTGTGCCTTTAATTCAACCTTGACTGCCGATATGTCATTAGCCTTGTGCATAGCCTGTTCCTTTTCAGCTATCTGCTGTTCAAGTGCCTTGTACTCTTCTGTGGCCGTCACATCAATTTTCTGTGGAAGTTCGGATAACTGCTTTTCAAGGTCTGCAATGGCAGTATTCAGCATTTCAAGGCTTTCCTTGTGCTTTGGCAACCCTGCTTTAAGGCTTTCAAGCGTAGTTTTTTCCTTATCAAGTCTTTCCTTGTACATATTGCCATTGTCAGTAATTGTCTTTAAGTTATCAGCCTTATGCTTTGCAAAATCAGCCTTTAACTGTTCTTTCTTATCTTCCTTATATTCATTACCGCAATAAGGACAGATAAGGCTTGAATCATCAAACTTACGCTCATTTTCTTCTTTCCACTTATCGCGCTCTGTCTGTAAGTAAGCCTTAATGCTCTCAATGGTCTTTTCTGAACTGGCAATACAGCTTTCGGTATCGGCAATAGTCTTTTCTGTCTGTTTAACAAGAAACTTCTTGTCGGCAATCTTATCCTCAATATCTCTCCTAACCTTGATATTTTCCTCGTTAGCCTTGCGTGATAAATCTCCCTGTTTGAATTTCAAATCAAGAATATCTGCACTAGCCTTATCGTATTCAGCTAACAGCTTGTCGTTATCAGTCTGTTTTGCCACGCAATCAGCAATCTGTTCTTTAATGCTGTTCTTCTGCAATTCAAGGTCAGATGTATTAATGTCCTGCTTAATCTGAATATCTCTTTCTTTTTCCTTAATCTGTCCATCAAGAATAGGTAAATCTTTAGTAATTTTAGTCTTTGTAGCCTTGTTCATAGCAGTTAGTTCTTCCGTTGTGTATTTCTCTAACAGTGGTGCTAACTCTGCTAATTCAGCCTTAGAACGTGCTATATCAAGGTCTGTCACATTCTCAACAAGACTAAATAAGTATTCTCTCATTTCAGCAGGCTTCTGATTAAGAAATGCGTTAATGTTACTGCACATCTTAAATACATTCATATCTACATCAAGATATGCGTTGAAGTCCTTTAATGTCTTAGGAACATCATTAATGAAATACTTGTTATCATCCTTGTAACTGCTGCCATCCTTGCTATAAGTTCTCTTCTGCACTTTCTTCATAGTGATTTCTTTTCCGTCAACATCAAAAGTAAGTTCTCCGTAAGTGTCCATATCATCAACGGATACTCCGTCAACTTCTCTTCTGACAACCGGGTTATCCTTTAACTCATAATCACAGTTAAACAAGCACCACAAATACGCTGTGGCTATTGTTGATTTGCCTACACCATTCTCGGCTATAATCTTGGTTATGCTGTAAAAATCAAATTCTGCGTGTGCGTAACACATAAAGTTTTCTAAAACCGCTTTTTTTAAAAATGTTTTCATAAACAATACCCTTTCCTTATTAAATATTCATAACAAATACACCATCTTCAACTTGGAAATTATCAATTTCCCTATCCGCATAGGCTGAATACTTAGCTTCTTCAAACGAACCGCTAAATACTGTTCCGTGTTGCGGCGTCCATATCTGGCATACCACATCTTCATCAATAGCCATACTTGCCAACTCTCTAACTGTAATATCACTACACATCAGCTTCGCCCTCCTCTGCATAATCAATCTTGCTTACCGATACTTCATAAGCGGTTCTTGTTTCAACTTCATTGTCGCTTATCTTCTTAGCGTATTCCCTGCTCTGGAATCTACCCTGAATCTGAATATGCTCCCCTGTTTCAAGTCCGCCTACAAATCTTGCATTTCTTCCCCATGCTATACATGGTATGTAATCTGACTTGCCATATGGTCTGTTTACCGCTACTAAGATATCTGCAATCTCTCTGCCCTTTGGAGTACATCTGTATACAGGTGGCTTGCAGATATAAGCGTCAAGTGTAACCATATTGGTATTATCTTCAAATGGTAATTCTTCTGAATCCTGTGTCAGCACTTCAAATTCTCTTGCGAAAACCGTTAGAATCAGCTTGCTCTTCATATTGTCAGTATGCTTATTGAAGCTTCTTATCTGCCCTAAAACCGCGACAGCCTGTCCTACTTTAATCTCTTTAATATCAGTAAGCCTATCTGATATCATCACTGGTAACACATCTTCATTGCCACTTGTTCTCAAACACTTGAGCATAAATATGTAGTATCCCTCGCCGAATACTTCATGTGAGTATTCTGCTTCTTTCTCGACTACTCCTATCAATGTGATATTGTTATTATTAATTGCATTTTCCATTTCTTTCTCTCCTTACTTTAATATGTAACTTCCTATTGGTACTTTATCCATTCTTTCAATCAGATGGATTTTGCAGCTGAAAGTATAGAACTTTCTGAAATCCTTTTCCCTTATAGCTCTCTGCCTGTTTCTGTTCAGCTTAATAATTCTTTTTATATTACTCATTGGCACTCTCCTTACATCTGTAATACATTGTTGTAATAAATCCTCTTGTTGTAAGACAGTCATAATTCTTCCATGCTGATAAATCATGGTTAGCTGATTTAATTGCTGTTCTAATTGACCTTTCAATAGATGCTGGCGACCTATTTGTAGCCTTAGCAACACTGTTGTAAATATTTTCCATTGATGTGAAATTTCCAAAGCGTTTAACAGCTTCGATTATGTAGATGTAACCTCTTTTATTGGATAGAATACCCAGGTTGAACATTTCTTCTCTTATCCTTGCTTCCATAAACACTCCTTACTTGTAGCAAAAGTACATGTTCTGCACTTTCTTATAAACGCCGCTACCTTGTTTAAATTCAGCTTGATACAACACATTGCTAGGTATGTCATATCCGCTTATTAATAATTCTTCTGCTATTCTCCAACACCTTTCTGTTGGTTCTTTATAGAATCCGCTGTTTATAAGTTCTGTACATTGATATTGCTCTGGCTGATAAATAACTTCTTCAATGCTGTTAGGGAAATACTCACTTTGTACTCGATTCAAAACAACGGCTCCTGCAAGATATAGCATTTCATCATCGTTGCATACCGCTCCGCATTCGCCCATCAGTAAATGTGCCATAAGCGACAACTCATATTCATCAACACTTATCTCTCCAGTTTCAACCTTATAATCAACATGTGAGTTGTAGCATTCACTTAACACTGCACTCTGCTGATTAATCTTAGCTTGCGGTTGTACCGGTCTTAGAATCAACGCTATAAGGCTGATTCCTGCCAGTGTTGCGGATATGTTAATTATCTTTTCTTTCATATCTTCTCCTACATGTTTGTATCATGTACCACCTCGGCAAGTGCTATTGGCAACAAATAGGTGTCGATGAATTCATGTACATCAGCCAAGTATTTTCTTTTGATACTCTTGTATGTCGCCACGCACCCGAATTCGCGTTTTAACTGCTTGTATATATCAGAATATACTGAACCGCGAATACCACCGTCTTTGTACGCATTGCTGTCCTTCCCGCCAAGTACTTCAATTCCTTTCTTTCTAACATGTTTCTGCACTTCTTCAATCTCACAGCCGTAAAGCGGAGTCTCTTCTTCGATACTGATTATCTTATCTTCAACCTTATCAACTCTCTCTGTGAGTTCTGTGTTGCCCTGTGCCAATAATCTAATCTGTTCAGATGTTGTCAAAGGCTTACTGTAACTTCCTGTTTTTCTGATTGACGGAAGAACTTCTGATGTTACCCAGTCAGTAAATCTCTCTGCACTTTCTTTACGGCTCTGAAAGATTGTCTTGTAAAGGTTGCTTTCATTAACATAAAGTAACTTCTGTTTTCCACCTGTCGTAAGGGTATCAATATTACTTATACCCTTTTCATTAAGTCTTGACTTAATCATTGATGGATTGCTAAGCTCTAACGCCTTGCATACATCAGCCAAGCAAAACATAGGTTCATTATCTTTAGTAATAGTTCGGATTTCTCCGAACTCTGAATTGCTAAAAATCTGTAGTTCCATAAACATTCCTTTCTAAATAATGTGTGATATATTCCTTTTAAGGCGCATTTGAGCAATTCTGCTCATTCCTATCTGTTGCAACTTGTAGAACTTTATATTTATTGATACAATAGAAAGGTGATGGTAGACACTTTCCGAAAGGAGATTGTATGGATACTGTCATAGCATTGTGCGTATCAGCGGTTGGCTCATACTTCTGTGGCGTAGACTTCTGCACCCTGTACGCTCTTATTTCTATATCAATAGAATTAAATAAATATGCTAAAGACAAAACTGCCAATCGGTAGGTAATTCACACTTGATACGAACAGGACGCTATCCCTGTCAAAAAGAACTAATGATGTTTGAATAAAAGTTTGCAACTATTTACCGCTACCATCACTTTTCTATTGTATCAATATCAAAAATTCTAATTCTTATGTGCCTTGCGGTAACTTATAAAGTTACTTTCTTTGCAAAAAAAATCTCCATAGGATTTTCAATATTCAAATTATCAATCATAATCTGAATCTCATTGCTGCCAAAAACGCCCTTGTGCATTCGTAAATAGAAAGTCTTGGGTGTTACACCTATCATTTGTGCAACTTCTGTCTGTGTTTTTCCGTTTTCAGCAATAATCCCACGAAGCTTATTTGTATCAACCATCTTCTCATCTCCTTTCTAACTTCGTAACTTTTGAAGTTACCCTTATTATACATCACAAAAGTAACTTGTCAAGTTATTTTTTTCTTGACTTGTAACTTTTTTGTGCTATAATTAAGTTACCGATAGGAAAGGAGGAAGCACTAATGATTAAAACTGTTGGAGACAGAATTAAGGAGCAAAGAGAGCTTATTAAAATGTCGCAAGTAGAATTAGCTGAAAAGATGGGCGTTTCTAAACAGACATTGTATAAGTACGAAAATAATGTTGTAACAAATATTCCAAGCGATAAAATTCAGATTGTTGCACAGATTCTTGATATTTCTCCATCATATTTAATGGGGTGGGAAGATAATTTATCTACTGATAATGCTGATATCATTCCCGACTTAATGTCAGATAAAGAATTGTTGGATAGTGTTAAGAAACTAATAAAACTCAATAAAGAACATCAACAAACCATATTTGACAATATAGCCTATTGGTATGAGAAAGAGGGGCGTTAAACGCCCCATTTCTTTTTAAAAGATAAAATTAATTCATATACAAATTTTAAAAAATTGTTATTGCTACAATTATCTATTAATCCGATAATCTTTTGCCTGTATTCCTCATTCTCCATATATCCCCCTTATTGCACGATATAACACTGGTAGCGATGGTGTTATTATAGAACATCTGTTCTTGTATGTCAACCTACCCCCAGTAGATTAACAGTTTTCAGCGGTGACACTGCCAACGCCAATCAAACAGTGCCACCTAGCCAAAACTTGAAGATTTCGCCCGAACTCTCTCGGGCAATTATTATTATAAATACTTATAATATAAAAATCAACTTGAAAATATCGCAAGTTTCGACAGTATTCGACAAATTATGTATATTGTGATATGATTAGTAAAATTAAATTTAGGGGGATTTATCTATGAAAAAGAGAATTATATGTATCGCACTTGCTATGTGCTTATTGAGCCTTGTAGCGTGTCAGAATGGTGCTTCTGATAGTAATGCTGAAAGTGCCAGTGAAGTCCAGACAGAACAAGAAACATTATTATCAAGAGACAAGAGTGTATATCCTGATGATATAACTGTTGAAATGCTCAAGCGTACACCTAATAAGTATATTGATAAAGAATTAAAGTTGACAGGCAATATTGTAGCAGAGTTAAAATATGACGGAGAAGTTGAAGATAAAGACGGAAATGTGCATAACGGTGAAGAATCCAGTCAATATATTGCTTGCTATTATTTAGCTGTTGATGGCAATAATGATGACACTGTTGTTTTGACATATTATAGAGATGATTTAGATTATAATTTGCTTGTTGGTGATAATGTGACAGTGTACGGAACACTTCTTGAGGGTGGTATGGAATTTAAGAAAACAAACGGAACAATAACAACCATTCCTGCTGTTATAGCTGTTATGATAGATTTGAATAATTAAAATATTACCGGGAGCATTACACTCCCGGTATTTTTATTAAGGCTAGACTAATTCACAATCAGCTACATTGACCGCCGCGAATAATTCTCCGTCATGCACAAGTACAACTCTGTCTCCGCTTTTTTCTGATACTGTGTATTCATCAAACCAAGCCTTAATAGGTGTACCGTCATAATCAGTATTACCAACAAATCTCACTGTGCTACCCTCTCCAATGTCTTCGCTGAATGGAATATCTGTAGGTGTATCATCAGAACTTGCACCGCCGATAAACTCAAGATTAGCAATATTGACAGCGGCTGTGATTGTTGTACCGATACCTATAACAATTCTGTCTCCGTTCTCTTCAATCACATCATACTCATCATAATATACGCCAAATCTATTGCCGTCATAATCAATGTTATCAAGTACTCTGACTTTTTTGCCATCACCGCGGCTTACTGTATCTGTGTTAATATCGCTGTCATATACGCACTTAATAAGACTGATGTTATCTTCATCAATAGCGGCGGTAATTACTCCGTCAATTCCGATAACAACTCTTCTGCCACTAACTGATAAAACACTGTACTCATCATAGTAAGTACTGAATGACTCGCCGTTATCATACTGAACTGCGTTGAGTACCTTAACTGTGTCGCCCTTATGGTACTTAGTGTCTGGTACTGGCTGATAATCCGGCACTGTTACTTCTTCGACAACATGGTCTGTGCAATAATCAGTGTAGCAGTAATTCTGGTCTACTGTCTGTCCGTTAATCTGTGTGTCTCTAAGATAATTAACGCCGCCGCCAAACTGCCATATATCATAATCAACAGCAATTTTAGGTTCTGTATCTGAATACTTTGCTACCCAAACGGCATAACCAGCTTCTTTTACTCTTGAAATGTCTACATAATTGTTAATGCAGTTCTCATATGAGTATAAGCCCACATTCTTATATCCTGCGTTTCTCATTTCATCAAGGAATGCCATAATAATGTCCGTAAGGTCATTGCCAGTAACCATGCCTGCTTCAACATCATAGAATACTGGATAGCAGAATGATTTGCCTGCTAAGAGCTGTGCAAAGTATCTGGCTTCATTTACAGCTTCGTCATTGCTTAATGCGTTACCGAAGAAATATGCTCCCTTGTGGATGCCTGCGCTTTTCAACTTATTATAGCTGTTCTCAAACTCTCTATCTTCATATAAACCATCATCAGCACCGCCTGCCTTGATGATTGCAAAATCCACGCCCTCATTATCCTTTGCAGCTTTGAAATCAAAATCTCCCTGCCATCTTGATGTGTCAATTCCGAATAATTTACTCATAAATTACCTCCTAAACCTAGAAAAATGTGTATCAAAAAAGCACCCCAGTGTTTCCACTAAGGTGCTTGATTGCGAATATTATATTGTTAATGTTATGCGGCACTGCCAACCTTGCAAATTGCTTCTTGCAGTTTGTCATGTTCAATAAAAATGCCTTACATCTTCTTCTGTAATTTTTGTCAATACCTTGCGTCTTATTCTCATTCCGCGGCTAAACAGCAATAATATTAAATACGACGGTGCAATTACTAACGGAAGTATTCGAAGCTTAGCTAAATATAAGCGAGCCTATAATATAATCACCCTTTTGGAATTCGCTTGTAGCCCATACTCCTTTATTACCATCTTTCGTATAGTATCTTGCAAAGGAATAATGTTGACTTGCAGAGCTATATAATAATGTTGTTCCATAGCCTATCAACTTT